TCCAGGTGACGTGGTTATCAACACTATATTCCCTAGTTATCCACAAATATTTTGCTAGTTATCCACAAGCCTATTAATAGTATATAAATATATATACGAAAGCAAGTATTACCAATACTTACAATTACATTTCCGACTACATCTCAAGCTAACAACCTATAAGTCTATATAATCTAGTAATATCAACGCTTTCATACACTTATACACTTTTTTTCTTAATCTAAGTTATCCACAAGGAAAATTTTTCTAAATTCCTTCATTTTACATTTTTTACCATCTATTCAATTCTTCCTAATAATCTAAAGTAATTTATCTATTTTCCTTTATTTTCCTAAAGTGTTTACCTATAATTGTTTCACAGTTTACCTTTATTACCCAATACCATACAACCGTTGCAATAACTGTATCCTATACCTATAGTGGGTATATTGTAAAGCGTGAAACCGTTGAAACTGCTACATTCTTCTATTTCTTCTATTTGTGTATACCTATGTATGGTATTCAATCCTAGTTATATCAACACTTCTATTGTTTTCCCATATATTTTCCCAAGTCCTGTAATGCTTGATAATGCTAGATAGTTGATAAATATACCTATGATAATTAAGATAATAAAGCATAATGTTAATTTATATTAACTAATTAAGCTATTCTCTTTTGTTCTCTTTATTATATAAACCATGCATATATTTGTCGAATTACTCTAAAGCTAGTAATATCAACGATTACAGTATTTTATAATAACTTTACAATATAAAACAATCTTTATATTTTCCCTAATTAAATAAAGCTAATCCTTGATTTACCTTATCATTTTAAAGGGGATATTATCATTCTGCTTTATTTAATTAAGTTAAACTTGTTAATTTAATGCCAACTTTAATTATTAAACTTTAAAATCAATTTTAAAATGGAGTATTCCATAAAAATAATTTTGTACGATAAAATACTTTTTTATGACTTTACTAAAATAAGTAAATTGTACTATCCACTTTAATAAAATTTGTGACCCTATTTTCTACTATCAATAAGTAAAGTATTCGACACAATGCACTTTACTTATATAAAGTATTCGACACTTGCTTTCACCATATAAATTATTTTTTATGTAAGAATTATCTAATATGATACAAATATATTTTAATATATAAATTATTTTTTATGTAAAGAATTAATTATTTAGAGGGCGTAAACTTAAATAAATAAAGTGACCCTTTTTTCTACTATCACTTTTTAAAGTAAAACTTGCCGAATACTTTAATAATTGCACGTGGAATCTATCTTTTACTTAAAATATTAAAGTATTTAGCTATAAAAATTTATTTATATATAAACTTTTATTTTTATTGTAACTATCTAAAATATAGCTTAAACCGTTGATATTAATAACTTGTAGCGTTTTTATTTATCATTTTTCTATCTATATATTTTTTTAGAAAAAATAAATTTAAAAAAGTTGTTGACAAAATAAACAACAAGTGATAACATTAAAATATAAGTATTAGACAAGGGAGGTTGCCCATCAACCATCAAGCAACAAAAAAATATATTAGACAAGGGAGAACGCCCAATCGTTCATTAAGTAACAAAAAAAATAATTAATAAAAAGTACTTGACAAATAGCACTTACCTATATTATAATTAAAGCATAATCAAATCAATTAGCAACCTTGTAAAATCATAAGAAATAAAGTCACTTCATAAAATTAAATACCTGGTATCCTCTATTGAGTATTTAAAAAAAATTAATAAAAATATTTGACAAAATAAAAAATATATGCTATTATTATAACATAATAAAAATAATTAATAAATTAAAGGAGTGGTGATTATGTTAAAAATAACAAAAGCCAAAATAGATAACAAAATAGTAAAAGTAATAGAATCAAAACCATATGAAGAAGGAAAAACTGAAGTATTTTTCATGTATAAAGGTATAACAAGATGTGGAGCAATAGTTTCAGAAGAAGACTTAATAACAGAAGAATTAACAGAAATAGAAATAAAAACTAAAGAATTAATAAATTTAATAAATGAAAAAGTAAATGCTGAAATAGATGTAGATAATTATGACGAGTATACATATGTATACATAGAAGGAAATAATTATATAGTGAACGTACTTATAGACGGTGAGGGATATTTATTGGATACATACAATAAAAACATGGCTGATAAATATAATAATGATGAAAATAAATATAAAAACAGAATAACAAGAAAAACAAGTAAAGGAGTTATAAATTATATAAAAAGATTTATTTAATAATTAACAAATATAATTAATAAACAGGGGAGGATATAAAAATGTTAAAAGGTGAAATAAAAAAAGGTATAGTAAGAAAAACAGAAGGACAAGAAAAAAAATATATGAGCCAATTCAAGGGTGATGACTATCAAAAATGCATTATAGCAATAAACAACATGCTACATACAAAAATATATGCAAGCTATCATTTAAGAAAAAAATCAAGTGTTAGCTACAATATGAAGGTTATTTGCTCAATGTTAAAAGATGGAGCATACGATATCATAGAGTATAATTACACTAGAAGGAATGGAAGAATATTATTAGAAAGTTGGGAAACATTTCCAGTAGATATTGACGGAAAAACAGTTAATTGTGTCATGAAGGTTGTCGTTGAACCAAAAACAGGGAAAATAATAACAGTTTACTACAATAGCGTTGACGACACTCACGCAACTTTGAATATGAAAAGATATAACAAGGACTTAGAAGTTATATTCTAGTCCTTCCAGCTCAATGCTATCCAATGATAGTAAAAATAATTAATAAAACTTAGGAGTGATAAATATGTTAAAAATTAAATTTAATCAAGCGAAGGCAATAATAAGAAGAGAAGTTAAAAACAGTAAAGACTTTGAAATATATGTATTACCTTGTAAAGTAAGAACAAATAATATATGGATAAGTCCCTATAAGATAGTAGCTAATTCATACGACAAGTTTCAAAATGAATGTAGTAAATATATGTATTATAATTGTAACATTGAATTAGGTGAACATTTAAATTACTATATCACCGAAGAATATAAAAAAGAATTAATAGAAAATTATAAATAGAGGATTAAAGTCCTCTAGCTCAAGACTATCAAAAAGATAGCATATAATATTAATAAATTTAAGGAGTGATGAGTTATGAAGAAAGTATATTATAGCTTATATTTAGTAACAGAAGAAGGCGAAGAATTTTTAGCAAAAGTAAAGTCAAAAGGTCTTGCAATAAGAACTAAAATGTTATATAACAAAATATATGAAGGCAAAGGAAAAATAATTATTAAATAGAGGAATTTATTCCTCTAGCTCAAGCTATCGAATGATAGCAAATTATATTAATAAAAAGGAGATATAAGATTATGAAAAATAAAATGTTATTTGTATTAGTGTTAGTATTAGGAATTGTTATATTTAAAAATCAAATATCCATAGCATTGATGTATGTAGTTGACTGTATAGGTTATGCATTCAACGTTAATGTAGTTGATATTATTGATTTGCTTAATACAATATACTACTTATAGTATTAAGCAATGATGGCGAAAATAATTAATAAAACTATTGACAATAATAATAAAACATGATATTATATAATCATAAAAATAATTAATAAATAGGAGTGATTAAGTTATGATGTATTATTTAAACAACGGGAATATAATTAATAATATGGAATCTTTACAAGGTAATGTTACTGATGATGTATACGAAGCTATGGAAGGGCTTCATAATGAAGAAGTAAATGAAGTTAAAAAAGATATGCAATATTATAAATATGAAAAAGAACATTATGAATTAAGATTTGATGATGCAAAAAGTCAATTATATAATGCACAAAGAGTAATAGAAGAATTAAAGGATTATATAAAAGATAGTAAAAGAGTGAACAGAAATACAATATTAGAATATATTTTAGAATTACAAAATACAATTGAAAATGGTATTGATGCATAAATAAGAGGGAAATAATCCCTCTAAGCTCAAGACTATCTTAAATGATAGTATATAATATTAAATATAATGAATTAAAGGAGTGGATTTAAATGACTAAAAAAGAAAAAAATATATTATTAGAAGAATATGGATATCAATATCAAATAGAACAACTAATGGATAAGGATATTAGATTTTATAAAAATCTATTGGACAAATTAGGACTTTACAACGATAGGATAAATATAGAAAATGAAGTTTATTATATGAAGAATGAATTAAGTAGTGTAAAATCAAGTACTTATGAAAATATTAACGATATAATTCAAAAATACAATGATGGTAAAAGAGTTAATGTTGAAGTTATGGAAGTTTATTTAGAAGAAATAAAATATCAAGCCACTAATGATGATAAAAAATATATAGAAAACAGTAAAAAAATTATATTAGGAGAATAATTTTCTCCTTTGCTCAAAACTATCAGAATGATAGTAAATAATATTAAATAGGAGTGATTAAGTTATGAAAATACAAAAATTTGATGGAAGAATAGTTAAATTAAATGATAGTACAGAAACTTATGAATGGACTTCTGGAGAACAAGAGTATCAATTAGTATATGACAGTGAAGGAGATTTATTAGGGGTAGATACCGATAGCATAAAACAAGAAATATTAAATGATATATTAGATAGACCGTATGCATACGACTTCCCTCATACACTAGAAGAATACAACAAGGGTTTATTTTAAACCCTTTAGCTCATAGCTATCAGAATGATAGTAAATTATATTAATTAGGAGTGATAAGATTATGAAAAAATATATAGGGTTTATAGGCGTTGCAATGGTTAATTGTATGTTAATTACGGGATTGCTTGTACATGCTTTTACACTTGATAGCATAAAAGATAATACTGTAAATGATAGTAAAAAACAATATGTTTATATGGAAAAAACAACAGTAAAAGAAGAAAAAGAAGTAGACCCAGAAGAACGACAACAAGAAGACAACAATAATGATAGTAAAAACAATTATGTTGTAAAAACAACTACAATAAAATCTACATACAATAATAGTAATAAAAATTATAATAATAGTAATAAAAATTATAGTAATGATAATAAAAATTATAGTAATAGTAATACTAATACTAACAATGGCAATACTAATAATACTAACAATAGCAATGAAAATGATACTAATAATAATTATACAGTTGAATATACAAATACCAGTTATTGTGGTTTTTGTGGAAAACAATTAAACAACAACGACGGTATTTGTCAAGACTGTAGAGAAATAAGAAGTAAATTAGGGGAATAATTTTCTCCTTTGCTCAATACTATCAAAATGATAGTGAATAATATTAATAAAATTATTGACTTATCTTAAATGATAGTATATAATATTAAGTATAAGTAAATAAAGGAGTGGTAATTATGGAATGGCTAAATTTTAATGGTTATGTTTTAGATACATTAGATGATAATTTAGTTGTAGACTATTTACTAGATTATGAGGGTATATTATTATATGATGACTATGAAGGTAAGGAGTTGTATATAGTAGGAGGAGTGCAAGTAAAAGACAAAGATAAATTTATCTTAGACTTTATAGACTTTTTAGAAAATAATAATATGTATTTTATAGGTTATTGGAAATAAGAGGACTTAAAGTCCTCTAGCTCAAGCCCTATTAATTAGGGAAATATAAAAATAATTAATAAATTTAAGGAGTGATTAAGTTATGAGAAAATCATATATTATATAAATATAAAAAGGTTTACTGGTTTATCCTTTAAAAACCAGTCGTAAAAATAATTAATAATTTTTTTTAAAAAAGCTCTTGACAAATTAAAATAAAGTGTGATACAATTAAAGCATAATAATAAATAAAAGGGGTTGATATTATGAAAACAAATAAACAAAGAATTGAAGAAAAATTAAATAAAGAAGGTTTTATAATAGGTTGTTGGGATAAACAATTGGATAAATTAAATTATAACAACATTAAAAAAGTATTAGACAACTTATGTTTTGGAGCTACCGACGTACAAGTATCTTTAAACAGAAAAAAATATATAATAGAAATAAGTGATGTAGACAATGAATATGATTTTAAAATGACTGCTAAAAACACTTATTTAGATAGATATGGAGATGATGAATATTATGAAAAATGGTAAGGGAATTAATCCCTTCCAGCTCTTAAAAATAATTAATAAGATAATTGAAAGGGGACAAATGATATGAAATATTTTAAAAATGTAAACTCTTTAGAAGACTTAAAAAAACAATTTAAAAAATTAGCTTTTAAACATCATCCAGATAGAGGTGGAGACGCTGAAACAATGAAAGCTGTCAATAATGAATATGATATGTTATTTCCTATTTGGAAAAATAGAGATAATATAAAAACAGAGGAAACAGCAGAAAGCACAAGAAATGAATTTTATACTGCAAATGGTTGGAAGGGTGACAAATATAATAGAGATTTAGATATTAAAACAATAGCAAAATTAGTTAGAAAACAATTAAAAGAAGAATTTCCAGATTGTAAATTTAGTGTTACAAAACATGAATTTTCTGGAGGTTGTAGTTTAACTGTAATTGTAAAAGAAACTCCTAAAAGTGTTTATGCAAATGATGATAAAAATATAATCAATTATGATATATCACCATATATCGAATATCCAGAATTATCAATATATGGCAAAGAATTAGTTATAAGAGTTTGGGAAATAATAAATCAATATAGATATTCTGATTGTGACTATCAAATAGATTATTTTGACGTTAATTTTTATCCATCTTTAAACCTTGGTAATTATGATGAAACAGTCAAAGTGGTTGAAAAAGTTAAAAAATCTAAAAGACAAGAAAAAAATAATAAAAATAATAATAAATTTGATATAATAGAAAACCTTGAAAAAAATGGAATAGAATTATATTTTGAAGGTAAACCATCAGAAGATTTTAGAAATATGTTGAAACAATTTGGATTTAGATGGAATAGAAATAAAAAATGTTGGTATGCTAAAAGAGATTCAGATATTTTAATAGTATTTGAAAATTTACAAAATCAATATAAATTAATAGGATAATATTATAGGTTTATTGGTTTATCCTTTAAAAACCAGCATAAAAATAATTAATAAATTTTTTAAAAATTCTTGACAATGATAGTAAAAATAATTAATAAGATAGCGCTTGACTTTTATATAAGTTGAGTGCTATAATATAAGCAAGATAATTGAAAGGGGATAAATGATATGAATAATATTAAAAGATTCTTAAAATTATTAAATGACGAAACAATAGAAGGCAAAATAATAGACTGCTATTGCACTCTTCATAAACAAGCATGGTATGATGGAAAAATAAAAACTAAAATAGTACTAGATTTAAATGGAGTAATAACAGCTACAAATGAAGTAAAAGATAATCAATTACTAATAATAGAACTCAATGAATATGTAGAAGTACCAGAGACAGAATTTGGTAACATTGAATTACAAGATGATTATCAAGAATTCGTGGACTATCTAATGGAAGAATGTGAAGAAATATTTGAAAGCAATATAGATAAACAACAGTATATTTGGGATAATGCGACATGGAGTGAATATAAGGATTTCAATGAATTAGGTTATGAAGACGAAGAACAATGTGCTTGGAATTATATTTGTGATATGGAAGACGCAGATTTCATATATAATGTTATATCAAGAAAGATAAATCAACTAGAAATGATGATATAAACCATTATATGATAGTATAGATATATCTATACTATCATATAGAAAAGATAATAAAAATAATTAATAAAATTATTAAAAAGTTATTGTAATTTAAAATTAAATATGTTATACTTTAAGTATAATAAAAATAAAGGGGTGGTAAATATGAAAAAATCTGAAAGATTCTTAAATTTATTAAGAGAAGAAAAGATACAAGAAGAAATTAAAGAATTGTATTGTGAACTTCATAAAAACCTTTGGACTGACGGTTATGTAAAACATGATATAATCTTATCTAAAGATGGCACAGTAGATTATACAACTTATGTTGGCAATGAAACACGAATGGATGTATATAATGGAGATAGCATAGTTATAATAACAATAGATGAATATCCAGATGTGACAGATGAGGATTTAGGAGAATTAGTAGAAGTCTGGAATTATGACGAATACATTGAATGGTTACATGATGAAGTTATAGATGAATATGATTGTGAAACAGAAGAAGAAATACAAGAATATGCAGAAGACTATTATGATGATTGGCAAAAATATTCAGAATTCGATTATGAAACATATCAAGAATGTCAATTGGAAGTCTGGGAATCTCTGTGTGAACAATACGATTTAGAAGTAATAGAATACAAAATATATGCAGTCATGGAAAATTTAAAGGACATCATATAATATTTTAAGTAAGAAATAATTAATAAGAGGGTTAATTAATCCTCTTAAGCTCTTGGAATGATAATAAAATATATTAATTGGAGGTGTTACTATGTGGGATGAAAATAAAATAAGAGATTATATGTTAGAAGTTGCTAATAAGATGACTGCTAGAGATAGGGATATAGTGTTAAAAGATGTAGAAACATTACCTATAAAAATAGATGGTAGATTGACTAAAAATATGGCTTATGTATCGATGAGTATAGATATTGAAACAAAAGAGGTAATTAATGCTGTGCAATTCAAATTCAGTAAAAGATTATTCTATTATAATGATGATGAAATTAAACATGTTATAGGGCATGAATTAATGCATTTACTTGTTAATTTAAAATATAAAAAAGATATGGAACATAATAAAATATGGAAAATTTATTGTAATAAATATGGTATTCCAGATAATCAGTATTTTGAAAATGATATTGATATTGAAAAGGATGCTTATAGATATCATGTATATTGTAAGCTATGTGGTAAATATCTAGGAGGATATTCAAGATTATCACAAAATCAAGTGATGAAATTAATATACATGAGTAAACATGGAACTGATGATGGAAATATAAGAATATATGATAACAAATTAGGCAAAGATATTGAATTTAAGTTTTCTTTATAATTAGTTGAAAAATAATTAATAAAACTCTTGTCAATGATGGCTAAATATGATATTGTTTATATAAGGAGATGATAATTATTATGGATAAAAATGTATGTGTAAATTGTGATTATAATAAGATGTGGGGAGGTAATTGTGAATACGAACAAGAAGAAAAATGCATATATGCTACTGCTAGATATTTGACTCATGATGAACGTAATAAAATAGAAAAAAAATTAATTATGATAGATTATTTATTAGAGGATATAGTCGAAATTGACAAAGAAAATACAATTGAAGATTTAACAGATAAGATTTCAGATGCATTGTGTGGTATGGAATATGAAATAAAATATAGAATTAGAGATTTTGAATATATGAAAAAGAATGGTAATTAAGGAGGGTTTTAAATAACCTTCCAGCTCTTGAAATGATAGTAAAAATAATTAATAAATTTTTTAAAAAGCTCTTGACATCTTAGTTAAAATCATATATGATAATATTAAGATTAAGATAATTGAAAGGGGTTTTATAATATGAGCAAATATATAACATTACCAAGCACAGTAACAATGACTACTTTAGCATTAGCAAAAAGTTTATCAAGTAAACCAGTATCAACATCACCAGTAATAACATACATTACTCCAGCAACTGTAAAACCACACATAAGCAAAGTAATTTGCACTCTAAAAGCGTCTAGTACTCCAGCAACAATGTTGCCTTACCTTGTAGGTTATAAAATAGCATTGCGTGGTACTCACCACAAATACGTATGTGTGCATAGTGCTAAAATTCCTACATCTTTGTTGATAGTATCAACAACATCAACTGGTATTATTACTTATACAGGTATGAGCTACAGTGGTGGTTATGCACATTATCCAGTACATGTATTTCCATACACTAGCACAACAACATTAACTGGTTTAATAAAGATGCTAAAAAGTGGTATGTATACATTACTACCATAATATAAAAGGTTTGCAGGTAATCCTTTAAAACCTGCTAAAAAGATTATCAAAATAATTAATAAAAATAATTAATAAATTTTTTAAAAGCTCTTGGCAATGATAGTAAAAATAATTAATAAATAATATTGGGGGATTGAATGATGGGGAAAAGTGTTAATAAGACCTGGACATCAGACGAAATAAGAAATTACATGAAGGATTTTGTATTAAAAATGGATAAAGATGATAGAGAAACAATTGGTGATGTAATTGATATTATTCCAATATCAATAGACGGTAGACTTAAATCAAGCATGGGCTATTTTAGTGGCAAATATAAGAGAAGTGGTGAGTTTATATCACCAGTGAAATTTAAATTTAGTAAACGTATTAACTCATATGATAATGATACGGTTAAACATATTATCCAACATGAATTAATCCATTTATTGTCTGACAAGAAACATGGTAGAAATACAAGTCATTATAAAGAATGGAAAGAACTTTGCTGTAAATACAAAGTGAATGATGATGAATTTTTTACACCTAATCTAGAATTAGAAAAAGATTATCACCGTTATCATATATATTGTAATGAATGTGGAAAATTAGTTGGCACTAGAGATAGATTATCAAAAGAGAAAATAATTCAATTGTTATTATATGGAAGACATCAAGATGATTATGGTAAATTAAGAATATATGATAATAAAGAAAAAGGATATATTAAATTAAACAATATAATGGTAAATGATGGTGAAAATAATTAATAAAACTGTTGACAAATGATAGTGAAATATGATATAATTAATGATATAAAACATAAGGAGGTTGGTAATTATGAATAAAAAATTATCAGTACTAATATTAACAGGGATGTTATCAATATCTATGATAGGATGCAAAGATGTTGAACTTGATTCTGTGCCAGAAAATACAACTCAACAAATGGATGAGGAAGCAAAAGATAAACAAAAACAACAACTGGTAGAAATAGCATATTATTTAACCGAAAATAAGGTGGATGAAATATTCTATGGAAAAGATTACGTTTATAAAATGGAAAAAGATGGTTTAGTATTAACTAACTATTTCCAATATGATGAGGTATCTAATGCTATATATACTGGTAAATGGGATAATCTGTTAGATACATTAAAAGAAACATCTAGTACCTTAAAAGAATACTTAAACGACAAAGGTTACACTAATGTTAGCTTTACAATTCAAATTTGTGACGCAAAGGATAGGGAGGGAACTTGTTATTTGATAATAAAAGATGGTGAAATTGTATTTAACATAGCAGATAACATGAATCAATAAAAGAACTAAAATGATGACAAATAATATTAATTGATAGGCTAGATTTTATTCTAGTCTATTCTTTTATAGTTCAAAAAGATTGTAAAAATTATTAATAAATCTATTGACAAAATATACCATATGATATATACTTATACATATATAAGATATTAAAGGGAGGAAAAGATGATGGAAAAAGTTAATAATATGGAAAGATTAATAAATAATTATATAGCATACTTGAAGGATATAAAAAACTTATCACCTAAAAGTATTAAATCATATATTCCAGTAGTAAAGGAAATGATTGAGTATTGTGGATTTAAAAGAATAGATGATATACAAAATTCTACTATAATCCAATTACAAAATTGGTTAAACAAAAAAAGAAATGAAGGATTATCTAATCAAAGTCTTAACAGAAGGATAGCTAGTTGTAAATCATTTTATGGTTATCTATGTGCATTTAGGATTATTGATTTTAATGCTAGTAAGGAACTTAAACAATTAAGAATTGAATCTAAAGGTCACGCAGAAGATACAAAAAACATAACAAAGATTAGAAATTATGTAAAATCAGAATATAATTTGAAAAAGAATTTTAACAATTTAAGAAATATTTTAATTGTAGAAATTTTATTCCAAAATGCACTTAGAAATTTTGAAATAAGAAGTTTAAACGTTGATACAATAGATAGAGAAACAGGAGAATATACTATTACTCAAAAAGGTGGCAGTAAAAAGCAATGTGTATTAAGCGATAAAGCTTTAGATTTATATAATAAATATCTTGATGAAAGATTAAAAATAAATGCAAAAGATAATTCACTATTTATATCAAGTTATAAACAACGTTTGTCTTCAAGTGGACTTGAAAAAATAATATCAAACATAACTAAAAGTGTAGGAATTACAAATTTTACGCCTCATACGGCACGCCATACAAGTTTAACGGCATATATGGAGAATGGATTTAATGTTACAGAAACAGCAAAGCTAGCTGGACATAGTAATCCACAAACAACCTACTCTTTTTATTACCATCCTAATACAGATACTAAAAAGAAAATGGTAAATAATGTTTGGGATTAATTTTAATTCATAAGTAATTTTACTTAAAGTTATGTTAATACAATAATAACAATTAATAAAGTGGATAAGGTTTTGTTGTGTCACAATTAAAAACAACGTTACTTATCCTCTTTATTAAATTATAATATAAAGGAGATGATATTATGAATGAACAATGTAAAATAACGGTGGTTGATTGTCCCACCTGGAGCTGGTAAAACAAGTTACGCAATACAATATATGAAGGAGGAAATATTTGATAGATTTATTTTTATAACTCCATTTCTTACAGAGCTAGATAGGATTGAAAAAGAATGTGATAATAGAGAATTTAAGAAACCTAATGAAAGATTAGGGAAAGGAAGTAAAAAGAATCATTTTTATGAATTATTAAAAGAAGGGTATAACATTGTATCTACGCATAGTTTATTTAAAGGAATATCAAAAGAGGTTATAGATGAAATAGAAAAGGGAGAATATATTTTATTTCTCGACGAAGTCTTTGATGTGATAGAAGATTTAAAAATCTCTAAATCTGACATAAGTATGTTATTAGAGCATGGAACAATAGAAGTTGACGAAGAAGATAAAGTACATTGGATAGATTCTGGTTATGTTGGTAAATTTACCAGTTTAAAAAATAGTTGCGAAAATGGAGATGTATATTTATTTGAAAATACGATGATTCTATGGACATTTCCCGTCAACATATTTAAAGCATTTAAACATATTTATATATTAACTTATAAATTTAAAAGTCAAATTCAAGCTTATTACTATGATATGAATCAAGTAGAATATGAATATAAGTCAGTTATAGATATAGGAGATAGACAATATAGATTAAAAAATTACAAAGAGGAAGGTGGAAACAAATATAAAGATTTAATAAATATTTATGATGGAAAATTAAATAATATAGGAGATAAAACAACAGCGTTATCTAAATCATGGTATATGAAAGCAGATAAAAAAGAAATAATGAAGGAACTTAAAAATAATACTGTAAATTATTTTAGAAATATATGTAAAGGAAAATCATCAGATAATATGTATACGACATTTAAAGATTTTGAGAGTCAAATCAAAGGTAAAGGATATACTAAAGGGTTTGTATCCTTAAATATAAGAGCAACAAATGATTATAAACATAAAGAAAATTTAGCTTATTTGATTAATATCTATAATAACCCAATGATTAATAAATTCTTTAAAGGTAAGGGAGTGACAATAGAAGAAAATGACTATGCATTATCAATGTTAATTCAATGGATGTTTAGAAGTAGAATTAGAGATAATCAAAAGATTAATATTTATATACCTTCAATTAGAATGAGAAAATTATTAGAATCTTGGTTAAACCAATAACATAGTACTTTAAAAGTGATAAATTTAAAAATACATAGTTAAAATAATACGATAAATATAGCACATTTTAAAGGTAAAAATTACAATCTCTTATAGTAGAGGTATTAAAAAGTAATAGTATAAAATAATTAATTATAATTGCACTTGCAGTGAGCTATTCCTCATGAACTAATCAAAAATCAATTAGTTCATTCGTCACAATTTTTTCATTATTCACAAGTTCATAATTCAAAATTGACTATAAAAATAATTAATAAATTTATTGACTTAATTTGTAAATTATAATATAATTAATAAAGGAGGAGATATTATGTATATATTAAAACAAAAACAAGTCAATGACTTTATAGAACACAGTAGAAAAAGATTGGAAGATACTCTGATTGTTAATTATACTCTAGAAGAGTTTTCTGAAATACTGAACATTCCAAATAATGAAGAATTGATAGTATTGGCTTTTCAAGATTTATATTATAACACTCAACTTACCTGGCATCATCTACAATTACTGTATAATAAAAAGGATAATGATTTTCTAGTATTCAATTATATAGATAAAAATAATTAATAAAGAAGGGGTGATATTATGAGCAATAAAGTACAAAATTTATTTGATGAATTAATAGAAAAATATAATTTGAGAGCAATAAAAATAGGTGATGAAACATGGTATGCAATGAATGATTTACCATTAAGTAGACAAACTTTATCAAACACAAGAAAGAAACTTGAGGATTTTAGCGTACATTCTAAATGTACTCCGAATTTCTTAGAACAAAACACGAAATTGGTAACAAATTCAGAGGTAAAATTAAATGTAATCCGAAACTTTGACAAAGTTAATAATGCAGGTGAAATATTCGGAAACTTTACAATGATAAATTATATAATCATGAACAGTAGACTTGGTGCAGAATATAAAATAGAAATGATATATCTTTTAGATGAAATAAGAAGAAATGGATTTTATATAGATAACAATATATCTAAAGAACAATTAGATTCACTTCAAAATAAACTTAATAAATTAAAGGATAGATTACATTATGAAAGACGTAGAAAGGCTTATGGAGTCACTCAGATAGTTAAAAAGATAAATATAGATAATTTGTTGCCAAGTACATTATTTAGATACCTAGATGAATATTTGAATTTAGGAGATTATACAATAATAAACAAAAATAGAAGATTTAGACCTAATGATAATTTTGTTAACAAATGTGCTGATTTAGGTGTAGCCAGAATTGGAGTAAACAATAATATAATATTCTTTAGTGAATTTGCAGAACAAGTAAATAAAAACAAAGACATCCTTAATATATTGAAAATAATTAATAAAGAAGAATTACAAATAAGAGAGAAGGGAATTGAAAACAGAATTAAATAACTATTGCTTTCAAGAGGTTTTATACCTCTTATTTTTTTTGCTTATTTTAAAAAATAATTAATAAAAGTTGGTATATTTAAACTCCAATCTGTGTATAATATATAAAGAAAATTAATAAAGTTAGTTGTCTTAAAATATATTTTATGATATACTAAGCAAGACAACTAAGGAAGGAGTTAAAATGACTAAGATGTGTGATAAACAAATTAAAATGAATAGAATGGAAAATAAGGTGAACGATTTAATTAATGAAATAGGTGAAAAAAATATAAATGAAGAAGTGATAAAAGATTTCGCTATAAAAAATCTAAAGACAATTAATAGAAGTAGTTTCTACGATGGATTTAGAATTTTAAAAGAAGTATTAGATACAAAGGGAATTAAATACGATTTAAAAGAAGATGAATTAATGCAAAAATGTTTATATTTTGACGAATCTAAATACTTCACAAAAACTCAAATATTAGATGTAATTAATTCACTTATAAATGCACAAGATAAATTATTAATATACATGATATTTAATAAAGTATTAGGTAAAGGATTTAAAGACCTATTAGAGATTAAGGTTTCTGACGTAGCTGAAGACTACAGTTATATTAATGTAAATGGAAATAAAATACTATGCGACGATATAATGAAAGAGTTAGTTAAAGACACGATAGAACAAGAAGTATATGTTAATACAACAAGAAGTCGAAATGTTATGTATTATGACTTGAACATGAGCAGTGAGTATTTATTCAAGACATTATGTAATAGATATACTAACAATGGTTTAGAACCAATGAAACGTAGCAATTTGAGTGGAAAATTGACTGTTTTAACAAAAGAATTACAACATGGAGGATTAAATGTTACATTAACAGCTACAGGAATATACCAATCAGGCATCATGTATGACATGTTTGTATTACAAGTATTAGATAATATTGTATGGACTATACAAAATACAAAGAGTTATCTTGATATAAATGGATACAATATGAACGCTAACGAACTAAGCTTAAAGTATCATCGTTTATATTATGGTATGAACTCTTCAAGAAACTAGAAAATCTCTGGTTTCTTTTTTTGTTTTTATAGGTAATTTTTCAATACTAATTGTTAATATAGTAATATAAGAAAGGAGTTGATGTAAATTGAGTGTTGATAAAAAATAATTAATAAAGTTAATGAAATATCAATAAAAATAATAAATAAAAAGGAGAATGATAATATGTTAGAATTAAAAGAATGTAAAATGAATCACGTAGAATTATGTGCTAAAATTAATGAATTAAGAAAAATGGAAGGTAATAGAAAAGAGTTGAGAGAAGATAACTTCTTAACTAAAATAAGAAAAGAAGTTAATATTCTGCAAGAATTAAAGTTAAAAGATTCACTCCTAAATTTTAAGGAGTCAACTTATATAAATACTAGAGGTAAAGAATATCCTACATATGAAATGAATAAAGATGGTATATTGCAAATGTGTGCTAGTGAATCGGTTTATGTTAGAGCCAAAATGATTGAATATATAAATACGCTAGAAGAGCAGGTTTCTGAATTAGATAGATTGATATTGAAATCATTAGACCCAAATTTAACTAAAGAAGAAAGAATTGAAATTGAAAGACGAAGAGCCGAACTGTCAAAACAAAGAGACGAGAAGGCAAGTTGGTTTGACGATTTTCTTAATTCAAATGGTTGTTATTCGAGTACGCAAGTAGCTAAATTATTTAAATTGTCATCAGCACAAAAATTAAACAAGATATTAAATGAAAATAAAATAATATATAAAAAGGGAACGAGTTGGTTACCTTATAGTGATGTAGATAAATCATGGTATAAACTTATTGTAGGAAGTAATAATGAACATAATTATTCACAATTAAAATTTTCACCTAAAGGTGTGTATGAGATAAGTAAATTATTAGAAATAGAATTTGAAGAAGAGGATTTAAAGAAATTGGCATAATCTAAAAATAATTAATAATAATATAAAGACTAGAATTATCTAGTCTATTTTTTTGCTCATTCTTATTGACAAATATATCCAAATGTACTATTATTATATAAAAGGGGTGATAAATATGAAATATGTATTAGCATTTATGTTTATAAGTTTAGTTGGTGGGGCAATGGGCTTTTTATTATTCATAATTAATTATAAAAATAATTAATAAAACAGTTGATAAATTATAATAAACATCATATAATATATATATAAAATAAAAACAAGGGGGATGAATGATAAATATGATAATAGAACCTATTAATTGTGCAGGTGGGAATATAATTGAAAAAAATAAAGAAAGAATTAGAAATATAAAAATTCAACAACAAAGAAATTGCAAGATAATAGATACACTTTATAATCAATCAGATTATGAAACATTTAAAAACTTCTTATTCAATAATGTTATATTTGAGGATGTACCAGATTCAGAATGTGTAAAGATATATACTCATATAAGTAAGAAGCAATTTAAAAAGTGGTTTATTATAAGAGGAACAAAGGGAATGTACGACCTTCTTACATATTATAAAATTTATAAATAATTAATAAGGGGATGATATATTATGGCGACTAAAATTAATAGAACAAGAGAAGAGGGAACAAATAATTTTGGTAGCAAAATGGTAATTGTAGACTATAATGGATGTATGAATATTGATGTATATTTTCCAGAGTATGATTGGATTGCTAAAGGGGTAACATATGACCATTTTAAAAATGGTAAAATTAGTTGCCCTTATGAGAGAAACGTATATGGAGTTGGTTATCTGGGAGAAGGGGAATATAAAGCAAGAGAAAATGGTAAAAATACTAGAATCTATAATGTTTGGCACAATATGATGCAAAGATGTTATGATAGAAAATACCATGAAAAACACCCTACTTATATCAATTGTACCGTTTCAGAAGAATTTCATAATTTTCAAAATTTCGGAATGTGGAATAAAGATAATTTTTATCAAATAGAAGGGCAACAAATGTGTCTTGATAAAGATATTTTAGTTAAACATAACAAAATATATTCACCAGAGACTTGTATTTATGTACCACAAACAATAAACAAGTTATTTATCAAAAACGATAATATAAGAGGTGAATCAGTTATAGGTACAACTCCTGTAAATGGTAAATATATAGTGCATTGTAGATTACTTAACCCTAGCACTGGTAAATCTAAACTAAAATACCTGGGATTATATGATACACAGGAAAAAGGATTTGAAGTATATAAATATTATAAAGAACGTAACATTAAAGAAGTAGCAGATTATTACAAAGAGCATATACCACAAAAGCTATATGATGCAATGTATGAATATGAAGTAGAAATAGATGATTAAACTTTATAAATAATTAATAAAAAGTATTGACAAAGATAATTTGGTTATGATATACTTAATACATAATAATAAATAAAAAGGAGTTGGTAAATATGAAGAAAGTTGATTTATTTGATTCAAGCAAAAATTATATATACAAAGGAGAGCTTGTAACACTTGTGGATGAATTTACTGGGATTATACCAGAAAACGGTGAAGAAAAAATAATTTTACCTAGTCAATGTATGTGCTTAGGAAACAAAGTAGAAGAGTTTGAAGTAGGAAAACAATATGTATTTGATAAGAGATTAATATCAAAACATCTAGGAGAGTTGAGTGGATGGCAAATAGAAATAGATGGTAAACCTGTTAAAGTTGAAAATAAAAAAAATGGTTATTGTTTCAATGATAAAGGTGAAGCCTACATAGTATTTGTGAATTGGTGCAAAGAAGTATAATATAATATACAAAAGATAAAATAAAAGGGGGAAATTAATATGAGATTAGGTACTATGAATGTTAAAGAAGCGTACGAAATAGTAGCAAATAGCGTAGAAGAAGACGCTATATATTGTAAAGAAATTAATCAAGATTTTGATGATGATTTTTTAGAAAAGGTTATAGATTTTCTTCAATGTAGAGTGGATGTGTTAGACAGAGCAGATAAAAGAGAAAGTTATTATAATCATTTAAGGGGATTTGATTTAGAAGTATAAAAATAATTAATAAAATAATGTATAAGGGGGAAAGAAGATGTATAAAATAAAAATTGGATTAAAATATGGCAGTTTCTCTTTGAAAGCAGATAGTTATAAAGAGTGTATGGAAAAATATAATGAAATTAAACAAGAATATTCAAATATACCTGCTGAAATAACAGTTTATAAAGATGATAAAGTGCAATTCGTAAAACATACAGGTAAAAAGTCTTTTGAAAAGTTATATAATAATCTTATAGATGACTTAATAGAGCTTGGTAAATACCAAGTAGAAGTAACAAGAGAAGAACATAATTATGGTAATGTTAAAAATAAATTATATCATCAACTTGAAGAATTAGACTTAGGAGAATTAGAAGAAACAAAACAATTAGAATTTTTAAATAATATGAAAAATCAATTAACTAAGCGTAGAATTACAGAAAATGAAAATCGTAAATTATACGGATTTGATAAAGCTTACAATACGATATTGGATGCTTTAAGTAATTATATACAAAAAGAAAAACCTATAAAAGATGAGGCAAGTATTAAACGATATAATGAAAAGTATTATACTGAAAGCAATGGTGAGAAAAAAGAAAAAATTAAAAAATTACATAATTTAAAGCTAAAATAATTAATAAACTTATTGACAAATGATATTGAAGGTTATATAATTATAAGTATAGGGAGGTAGATATTATGAACAAAGCAAATTGGAAAAAATTTAAAGATGGGGAATTAATAATCCATTTTGAAGAAATTAATGATGTAAGAGATTTTTATGAACAAAGTAAAGTTTGTTTACCAGAAGAAGAAAATCTATTTTCATTATTATACACAATGTATAATGAATATGGATATAACTCTTGTTTACGATATCAATATAAAGAAGAACATAAAACTTTAGTTTATGGAACCGTTAATTTTTATAAGAAAAATTATAGTCATTTACCTATTATTGATTGGAAAGATTTTGTCAAAGAAAGAAAACCTCACAGCGTGGAAATAAACGGAATTGTTATATCTGAAATGGACGAAGAAAGATTTATTGAAGAATTTATAACATGGGTGGAAAGCATTGGAGGAAGTTATTTAGGTATAACAAAAGAAGTAGAAGAAAATAATTAATAAAAGGAGGTTTTAATATGAATGAAATATTAAGTTTAAAACAGATATTAAATTTAATAGATTATGTAACAGAAGATGTATCTAATCACGGTGAAGTATGGTATTCAAAAAAATATATTATAAAAACATTAGGAATGAGTGAGGAACAAATAAATAATTATACAAATAATATGATGTATTTAAGTGAATGTAATTTATTAAGCTGGAATATGATTAAGGCTGAATTATGTTGTGACGAATCAGTAAAGTTTTTAAGCGACAATTGGAAATACGAGGATTAATTAGTTAAGTATCAACGTGGAAAGTCTTAAAATCGAATATAAGGAGGAGAAAATATGTTAGATAAATTTGATTTAAAAGCATTATATGTCTTTAGTGAAAATAAGTATTATCTTTATAATGGTGAGAAATTTACTTGGACAAGTGTATGTGATGGATTAATTGTAGAGCCAGAAACTGAATATATAGGCATTGTTAAAGTAGAAGGTGAGGAATACGTTGTATTTCCTTATAGTTGCAATAAAATAGAAGTAGATGTTAAATCCACAGAAACAGAAAATGTATATGGGAATGACATTATAAATGATGTTATAGGAACAATACAAACAAAATCAAGTCTAAAAGGCAGTAAACCTAAAGAATTTGAAGGAAAAATATTTTTTGGTATAGATAAAAATGACCATTGGACAGATGCAGGATTTTCATTATTAGATAATTTAGAAGATAAACCTATAAATAATCATTCAAAAGAGCTTATATTTAATAAAAATAAGGAATATTATTTTGACGTAAATTTAGTTGATAAAAAAGATATAAAAGATTGGATGTATTGTTGTAACGAAAGTCTTGTCGATGTAACTGATGTAAATAAAGGATTTGTTTTAGATTTGTGGGAAGATGAATATCATATTGTATTTAGAAAATGGTGTAGGGAAGAAGATAATTAAAAATAATTAATAAAATCTTGTCAAAGGTATTGACTTTTGGCAAGTAAGTTCATATGATATATAGTATAAGATAAACAAGGGGAAGAAAACATGAAAGAAAAAATTTCAGAAGAACAAGGAAGATTGATGATAAAAATAACAAAGGGAATATGGAATAAACGATTTAAAACATTCTCTCTATTTAAAGACGATATGCAATCATATGCTTATATGCAAATGTGTAGTGCCATAAAAAGATATGATGAAAGCAAAAATGTTTCATTAAATACTTATCTTAATGCTATTGCATGGAAGAGCATGACAAAATATGTGAGAGACTTTGTATATAAAAATAAAGGTAAAGTTATTTCTGCTGAAGGAATATATACAATGAATGATACATTACTGGATTGTAGAAAGGAATATAATAAATTAATTAGTCATTTTCTTAAAGAAGATATCAACTATAAAAATATTGAAAAACAAGAGTTTATAAATAAATTTAATAATATAGTTGAAGAGAGAAATAAACATACAAGTAGAAAAATAGATTTGGATGAGTTACATTTTATAATTAATAAACTATATGAAGGCTATAATAAATGCGAAATCAGCAAAATGTTAGGAGTAAGCAGTACGAATGTTAATAAGAAAGTCAATAGAATAAAAGATATAATTACAGAAATAAAAAATAATGAATAAAGGAGGTGGCAAATATCATTACAATATCATACAATCTATGTATAGATAAAAATAATTAATAAACTATAGGGGGTAAAGTGATGAGTAAAACAATGATAAGTGATACAGAATATGTAAATTTATCTTTAGAATTAGCTGGTAAGATATATAATAAAAATTATAATGGATTTTTCAAAATTAAAGAAGATATGATTCAATATTCGTTACTACAACTTTGGGAATCTAGAAATAAATTTGATGAGTCTAAAGGGGATATTAAAAAATTTATTTGTGCAATTATATACAATTCATACAATGTCTATTTAAGAAACACTTATTATAGAGACAAAGATATGCTTATATCTATGGATGTTAATATATCTGACGATGATAAAGAACAGACTACTCTATTAGATACTATAGGAAAAATAGATTTAGAATATCAAAATATCGAATATATAGAATTAATGAATGAATTTGATAGTATAATAAAAAAAAGAAATATTAATAAATTTAATAAGATTAATGCAGAAGAATTACATATAATTATGGATATGTTAATGGATGGATACAAGCAAAAAAATATATCTAAAAAATTAAATGTAAGTAGTGTGACAATTAATAGAAAAATCAATTTAATTAAAGATATAATAAAAGAAATTAAAAATAATTAATAAAGGAGAAATAAATATGAAAAATATAAATCAAGAAGAATTAAATAAAATATTAAAGGAACATGAATTGTGGTTAAAAAGAGAAGGAGGAAAACGTGCTAATTTAAGTAATGTTGATTTAAGTGGTGCTAATTTAAAAAACGCTAATTTAAAAAATGCTAATTTAAGTAATACTAATTTAAGATGTGTTAATTTAAAATATGCAGATTTAAGATATACTAATTTAAGATATACTGATTTAAGATGTGTCAATTTAAGATGTGCAGATTTAAGATATGCTGATTTAAGATATACTAATTTAAGTAATGCAGATTTAAGCTATTCTAATTTAAGCTATTCTAATTTAAAAGATACTAATTTGAGATGTGCTGATTTAAGTAGTGCTAATTTAAAAGATATAAAAACAAATATTCATACTATTGGTTATAATTTAGCTTGTCCAGAAACTGGTAGTTTTATAGGATATAAGAAAGCTAATGGATGTATAGTTAAGTTATTGATATTAGAAGATTCTAAAAGAAGTAGTGCGACTACTGCAAAATGTAGATGTGATAAAGCTAAAGTATTAGATATAGAAAACATTGAAACGGGAGATAAAGTAAAAGAAATAAGAAGTAGTTATGACAGCAATTTCATATACAAAGTTGGAGAAATAGTAAGTGTGGATAATTTTGATAATAATAGATGGAATGAATGCAGTACTGGAATACATTTCTTTGTGAATAAAGAAAATGCAATAAATTATTAATAAGACATTGAAGTAAAAATAATTAATAAAGCATTGACAATATAAATAAAAGTATTATAATTATAAGTATAAGGGGGTAAATATTATGTTTAATATTAATGATTGGATTTATTACCGACCAAAGAAAGGAACTAAGAAAATAAAATGTAGAGTTACAGGGGTAACATACGACTTGGTTAACTTTAAATATATACTAGAAACTAAAGACGAAAGAGTTATCGAAAATGTATCTGTTACTCAATTAAGCGATAGATAAAAATAATTAATAAAAGGAGAATAATAATATGATGTATATAGAAGAAATGTTAGATAAATTAGAAGAAATAAAAGAATTAGTCATAGCAACAATATGTGATAGTCAAAGTATATGCAATCATTCCTGTAATGATTGTGAATTAAATAAAGATATAAATAAAATACTCGATGAATTTGAGGATTTTAAACAACTTATGGAAAAGTCAGATATGTGAAAATAATTAATAAAGGGGTGGTAAGACATGAATGAAAATTATATTTTGTTAAAAGAAGATAAAAGAGAAGAATTAAGAAAAGCATATGATATTATTGAAAAAGTGAAAAATGATATAAATCCAGACTATGAAGAATATGTATGTTTAGAAACAACATTAGATTATTTAAATGTAGCTATAAACTATAAGGGAAAGAGACTATCTTGAGACAAAAAAGCAATAACTTAATACTATTAAACAAAGAGGTAAAATTTTATAATTTTTAAAAGAGATAAAGTCAAATAAAATGAAATTTTTATTAGGAGGTATAAAAAATGGGCAGAAGATATCTTAAAGAAATAGGAATAGAATTAAAAGAAACTCCGTGGGGATGGAATAAAGGTGATTCAAGAGAAAAATATTGGACAGAGGAAATATATGAAGATGGTTTTGATGAAAGAGAAACATGGGATTTAAATTTTACTATGAATTTATTATTATATGAACGTTTATGCAAATATAAAGAAATAACTAAAGGAATAGTAAATTTAAGTTTCCACACATTTAAATATAATGAGGAAGAATTAACACAAGAAGAATGTATAAATAAAATTCTTGAGGGATTAAGATTAGAACTAACATTAGAACCTTTTGATAAAAAGAGAAAAGAACAAGAAGTGATAGATAAAATAGAATCTATATGGAAAATATATGATTTAATAAAATATGCGTTATGGTGGTAAAGGAGGTGATAACTTGGAAGAATTAGATTATCAAAAACAATTAAATTATGATTTAATAGGAAATCAGTTTAATGAGATTCCAGATATAGATGATACTGAATCTCAAAGAGAATTAGATTATGATTTAATAGGTGAAATGATTGGTGTAGACGATGATATAAAAGATTTAATAATAGATAAAGACACAGTTGCTATCGGTATGTCTAAAGACAATATTATTAGATTCCCAATAAGTACAGATGAAAAGAACATGAAGGATAAGAAATGCGATTATAACACATATGGTTTGATGACCTTATTTAGTAAATATACTAAAGGTGAAGACCATAGATATATCACAGAAGATGATTTAATACTTAACCAATCTAAAATTGAAGAGTATAGTAAAAATAAATTTGACACTGTTAAAAGGAATATAAAGAAATTAGCCAAATTAGAAAGTAGCTTAGTTGTTGCGAAAATTATAAATGGAAAAACTACATATATAATTAATTATAAGAATAAAGACGGACGTAAATATGTTACTATAGAAGAAGAAATATTAAAAACATTACTTAATGATTTAAAATCGTCAACTATAAAAGTTTATATGTTGTTGAAATATAGATGCAACACTAAAACTTTTACAAGAATAATAAAAGAAAGCATAAACAATAATATTGGATTGAATTCAGATAGTGGGAAAAATAAAAAAGAACTTAATAAAACTCTTGATTTATTAAGGGATATTGATTTAATTGAAAAATATACGAAAACAGAAAAAATACAAAATAAAAATGGGAAGATAGTTTATACTTCTGTAACTTACATTCGACTTATATCGTATGAAGAATATATAGAAAGAAGAAGAGAAAAAGAAGAAAGAGAAAAAAGAGATTAATATTTATTTTTTTATCTATTTATATATTTATCTATTTATTAGGGTACACTTTTATGTAAAGCAGGTACACTTTCATGCAAAGCGGGTACACTTTTATACGAACAATTGATATTACTAGGTTTGAGAGGATGATATGATGGAATTTTATGGAGATTTAGAAAGTTTAAGTAAAAATAATTAATAAAATAGGAGGAGATATTATGAACGAATTAATGTTATTTAACAATGATGAATTTGGGAAAATAAGAGTGATAAATATAAGTAATGAACCTTGGTTTGTAGGTAAAGATATAGCGTCGATTTTAGGATATTCAGACCCAAGTGCTACTATATCTAAAAAGTGTAAACATAAAAGAAAAGAAATGATATCACATTGCCAAAATGGCAAGGTGGTTAAAACTCAAACAACTTTAATCAATGAAGGTGATTTATACAGATTAATAATAGGTAGTAAATTACCTTCAGCACAAAAATTTGAAGAGTGGGTTATGGATGAAGTATTACCACAAATAAGAAAAACAGGTAAATATGAAATACAAGATTTTAATGAGTTTCCAGAATTATTAAACGATATGAATCAATTAGTTGAAGATATGAAATATAAGATTGAGGAACAAGATAAACAAATAGAAGAAATAAAACATTTAGTTGGTATAAGAGCAAAAGATGTATTTGATTACGGTAAAATAATTAAAGAACATTTAGGTATTAGTAAAGTTAATAAAGATTATAATATTATAAAAGAAATGTTTTTCTATGAGGTCGGAGTATCCAAATGGGAAGATTTAAATTATTCCAGAAATAACGTGAAATTATTAATTGATATTTGTAATGATTACAAACCAAGTATTCAAATCAATATGTTTGAGGATTAATTACTCCTTTAACTAATGCAGAACCCTTAGAATGGCATTTAACAAGGATTTTGGACATCCTAGAGAGAACAGGGAAAGAGATTGTGATAAATATTTTTACAAAATATATGAATATATAGTCAACATTTTTGTAATTAGAGCATATATTAAAGTAAAGGAGGTAAATACGATATAAAATTATTGTAATGTATTAATTGAAAATCATTATTAATTTATGTCGTATTTTTTATTATATAACCTATAGGGTAGAGGTGTATAATAATCAATATTTTGGAGAGTGATATTATGAGTAAAAATATTATCAATATAGGAGTAGACATCGGTAATTTAACATCAATAGCTATATCTAATAATGGGAGTTGTATTTGTGAATCGAGAATTAAACAATGCGAAAATGGTTTAGATGACTTTTCACAAAATCAAAAATTCACTATAGATGATGAGGGTTATTTAATTGGTGAAGGAAAGTATGAAAATGAACTTTTAAAATATAAAAAAGACAATTATTTAATATTACTTTATTATTGTATAGCAAATGCTACAAAAGATACGGAAAACAATATCAATTTGGTAACTTGTTGTCCTGTTAATCAATATAAAAAGAAAGATAAAATGGAAGATTATATTAAAAAGAATAATAAAAAGACTATAATTATAAATGGGATTAAAAGAAGCATAGTAATTGAGAATGTTACAATACTTCCAGAGTCTTATTCAATCAAATCTATACAAGGTATAATGAATAAATTAAATAAAAATGTAGACACGATGGTTGTGGATATAGGTGGGAATACATGCGATATTACAATCTACGATAATAAAATGCAATTAAAAGATGGATTTAGTATAAGATTAGGATTGTTTGATTTATACAATTCTTGTAGAGAATATCTTAACTTAACATATGATTTATCATTATCATTAGAACAAACAAAAAGAATATTTGATAATGAAGAATCTTTATTAGTAGGTGATTTCAAATACAAAGAAGAGTTAGTTAAGAAATTTATAGTTAATTTAGTAAATGAAATAAAAGGGCAAGCAAATAACATCAAGAATTCAAATATTCTCATTATTGGTGGTGGAGCTAAAATTATATCACCTACAATGAAAAAGATATATCAACAAACAATATCATCTGAAGATATAACTTTACAAGCACAAGGTTTATTAAATATAGCTAATAAAATATATAAGTAGGTGATATTATGAAGAAGACTATTAAAGAGGTTAGATTGACCTTCAATGAAAAAGATAAAGATATTATAGAATTTTTAAATGGGAAAACTAGCAAAACGGGATATATAAAAGATTTGTTAAGATTACACATGCAGATTGAACAAAGCTATTTAGCTAATGGAGCGACAGTAATAACAGACGTTTCACGTGAAACTGTAAAGGTAGAAGAAAGGAAACAAGATGAATTTGACTTTTCATTAGATGACCTAAATTTATAAAGAGGGATTAATTTCCCTCTAATTTTTTAAAGGAGGATGAAAATAATATAAAATAATAATCATAGGTAATTTTTATGACGCTAATGTTAATATAGTAATATAAGGAGGGTGGTAATATGAAAAACTTAAAGTTTAGGGTATGGGATAAAGAAGAAAAAGAATGGATAGAGCAAGAAAATTATTAATGAAAAGGAGAGAAAGATATGAAAGGATATAAAGTATTTAATTCAGATTGGACTTGCAGAGGTTTTCAATATAAGGTAGGAGAAACATATAGACATGAAGGGAAAATAGATATATGTGAAGCAGGATTTCATTTTTGTAAAAAGCTAGTTGATTGTTTTAATTATTACACTTTTGACCCAGAAAACAAAGTAGCTATAATAGAAGCTACTGGTGAAATTATAGAAAAAAGTGATTGTTCAAATAATAAATGTGTAACAAATGAAATAAAAATAATAAAAGAATTAAGCTGGCATGAAGTATTAGATATGGTTAATACTGGTGAAGGTAACACAGGTATTAAAAACACAGGTAGTTATAATACTGGAAATTATAATACTGGAGATTATAATCCTGGAGATTGGAATACTGGAGATTGGAATACTGGAAATTGGAATAGTGGTAATTATAATAAAGGTAATTATAACATTGGAGACTGTAATTTAGGCAATAAAAAATTAGGATGCTTTTGCACTGACGATAATGATAAACATGAAACGATTAAACTATTTAATAAAGAAAGTGATTGGACATTAGACACATGGAAAAAAGTTGTGTATTTGAAATAATAAATAACTATTTTAAATTAACTCTATGGGTTAATGAATATGAAATGACAGATGAAGAAAAAGAAAAACATCCCAATTATAAAATTGCTAGAGGTTATTTAAAAGAATTAAATTATAAAGAGGCATGGAGAAATATGTGGAATTATATAAATGATAAAGAAAAAAATGCATTTACTTCATTACCTAACTTCAATAAAGACATATTTAAAACAATAACTGACATAGATATAGAAGAAAATTAAAGGATTAAATACATTTCTATAGAGGAGGTGCATACAGCACACTAATTAATTGTTAAAAATTAAGAAAAGTTAATAAAAATAATTAATAAAAAGTATTGACAATATAAATAAAAAAATAGTATAATTATTAATATAAGGGGGTAGATAATATGAACAAAAATGAGTTATTCGCAAATAAATTGGAAGAATTAATAATAAGCGAGGTAGAGGAAAAGGTTGAAAAATTAAAAGGACTTAATGTATTGGAGGTGACAATAAAATTAACATCTAAAGATTTATACGAATATATAGATACGAATATAGGAGATGCTAAACATTTCACATTATTAGCTAAAATAGATGGAAATTATAATATATCAATATCGTATTATTACAAAAATAAGATTATACAAGCTATGACTACAGAAGGTAATGAAGGTATAATAGATGTTTATACTCTTTTAAGAATATGTGTTTTACAACAAAGTAATACACCTTCAGTTGAATTTACAATTCATAAATGTAAACTTCATGGAAAAGAAAGTTTAGACCCATCTGAACTTTCTGAATTGAATAGCTTATTAAGTTGCGAATCTCCATGTTGTGCTGATTGCGAGTATTATGATATTGAAGAAGTTAATTTGTTAGATGATAAAAATAATTAATAAGGGTTATTTTTAATTAGTTTATGTTAATATATAAGTATAAATTAATAAAGGAGGAATATAATATGAATATAAATGATTTAAAAAATGGTATGTGTTTAGTACTTAAAAATAATGAGAAAAAATATATAATTGATAATGGAGTATATCATAAAGAAAGTGCGAGACAGTTAAAATTTGATTATAGCTTAGAAGGAATGAAAGATTTATATTTATCAAATATGAGATATAAAGCTGTTAACTATGGATTAGATATAATGAAAGTTATTGATGCTGATGGCAAAATCATATATGAAAGAATTGAAACAGATTGGGACAAAGTACTCGTAGATACAAAAGTTTGGGTAAGTGATAATCAATTAATATGGTATAAGAGACATTTTTTTAAATATGAAAATGGAAATTTTTATACATATTTTACTGGTAGAACATCATGGTCTAAAAATGGGAAAAATGACATTGAAAAATGGAATTATTGCGAATTACCAAAGGAGGATTCAGTGTTAAATTATGATTAAGCTAAGTGATTTTGTTTTAATTATTGATATAAATGCTAATAATAAAATAAAAGTAAATTATTATAAAAATAAAAAAATTAATTTATAAGGAGGAATAATTATGAGAAAAATATTAATAAATAGATGTTTCGGAGGATATACTCTATCAGATAAATTTAAAATAAAATTATGTAAAATAAAAAATAGAGAATGCGACAAATTATATTTCTATAGTGGAGGGTATGACGAAGATTGCAATGATACCTTTAAATTTATACAAGATTTTAAATTTAAAGAAAATGGAGATTTAATTGTAGAGAATCAAAACCCTAGTTGGAACATGATTTATGTTACATATGAATATCAAGGTAAAAATCCCGAGGAGTTAATGAATTGTACATTTCTAAGTGATGAATTATATGATAGAGATGACAAAGACTTAATAAAATTGTTTGAAGAAATGGGAAGTAAAAAAGCTAGTGGTCGTTGTGCCTCATTAAAAATAGTAGAAATACCAGAAGATGTTGAATGGGAGATAAGTGATTATGATGGGCTAGAAGAAATACATGAGAAACATAGGGTGTGGTGTTAAATTATGATTAAAGAAATAGAATATCTGAAAAAAGAACTAAATTTAAAATTAGTTGAAGATAACTATTTTATATCTATATTCGCAAATGAACAACTAAGAGTAAGAATAATTTTTAGAGAGAGAAGTTTTTTCTCAAAAGGAATAATTGAAGTATATGTAAATGATTATGTGTTTTATTTACATAATTGGGATGAATTGAGTTGTTTAGTAGATAAAATAAAAATAATTAATAAAAGTATTGACAAATAACATATTTATAATATAATTATTAATAAAGGGAAGAATATAAAAATGGAAAAAACTTTTAGATAGAATAGATGAATGATTAATAAGGGGTGATAATATGAATGGGTTATTAATATTGTTAGCAGTGATTATTATATTAACTATATTGGATGTAAGATTAAGTGATAAATAAGGAGGTATAAATATGAATAAAATTAATAAATATCTTGATATGAAAATCAATAGAGAATTCTATAAAGGAAATTTTTATGAAGATTTAATTTTAGACTTAGCTTATACAGTTAAACACCCATATGCTAGTATAAGAGTTTTGACAAATAACCTTGATAGATTAATAAAAAATGCATATCATAATATAGAAAATGAAAAAATTATAAAAATAAAATTTAAAAAATACGGAGATAGAATATATATTACTTATAATGTTTCACTTAATAACGAAGAAAAGAAAATTGTACTAACTGGAATTAATATAGAGAAAGATAATAATTGGAAATGTGAAAGAGGAAACAGAGATAATTCATGGGTTATTGATTTAGATAAGAAAGAGGATATAAAAAATATAAAAGATGAGGATTTTTATAGAGAGTTTGTAAAAATAGGAATATATAGTGACAATAAAGTAAAGTATTCTTTTTTATATAATTAAGGAGGAATTAATATATGAATGAATTAAAAAGGGTAAAAGAAATATTTGATAAAATTTCAAATACAAGTGGTAAAAAAAGTAAAGAAACAATAATTAAACAAAATAAGGATAATGAATTATTCTTAGAATGTCTGAAATTTTTATTAGATAGTAATATAACAACTGGATTAAGTAAAAAGAAAATAAATAAAAAAGTAAAAGTATATGAAAATACTTGCGATGATATAAGAGATATGTTTATTTATTTAAGTCTACATAACTCGGGAACAGATGTAAATATAGGTGTTGTGCAAGGATATATAAATTCATTAGATGAAGATTTACAGGATTTTGTGAGAGGATTACTTACTAAGAGTTTAAAAATAGGTGCTGATGCTAAGACGGTTAATAAAGTTATACCTGGATTGATTTTTACATTTGAAATAATGCTTGGCAGTAAAGCTGATTTAAATAAATTACCTAAAGGTGATAAATTTGTAACAGAGAAATTTGATGGTCAAAGATGCTTTACAATTATTAAAAATGGAAAAATAACTATGAAGAGTAGACAAAACAAGGAAATAACAGGATTGATTGAAGTATTAAAATCAATAAAACAAACAGGTTTAAATAATGTTTGTTTAGACGGTGAATTATTAGCAATAAATAGTGATTATGAGAGTGTATATAAAGACACTATGAAAATAATATCTACTAAAAGTGAAGTTAAAACAGGTGTTAAGTATATGGTGTTTGATATTATTACATTAGACGAATTTGAAAATAAGAAAAAGACTGATATTTATTCAATCAGAAGAAGTGTATTAGAGAACATTAAAGAAACTGAATTTTTAAAAGTAACTCCAATTTTATATCATGGTAATGACAACGATAAAGTTTTAGAAATTTTAAATAAATGTAGACAAAATGGTGCTGAAGGATGTATGATTAATCTTGACAAATCATATGAATTTAAAAGAAGTAAAACATTATTAAAATTAAAAGTAATGAACTCTTGTGATTTAAAAATCATAGGTTTTGAAGAGGGTGACGGTAAATATAAAGGTACATTAGGTAATCTCATATGTGATTATAAAGGTTATCAGCTTGGTGTAGGTAGTGGATTTGATGATAAACAAAGAGAACAAATTTGGAATAATCAAGAAGAATATTTAAATCGTATAGCTGAAATACAATACTTTGAAGAAACCTATAACGATAAAGGAGGATTATCTTTAAGGTTTCCAGTTTTTAAATGTATTAGAGAATCAGGTAAAGAAGTTAGTTATAATTAAGGAGGGGTTTTTATGAATAATATAAAAGAAATAAAATCGGTAACATTCGTTTGTGAAAATTGTGAGTATGTTGAAATACCGATTGAAAATTTTACAAAATTGAATATATCAAAAGTAGATAATGAATATTATAATTTTGAATGTGTTATTGAGAAGATGGACAATATTGAATATCATTCATTTACAAATGACTTGAGTCCTTTTAATAGATTGTCTATGTCTGATGATATAGTGAAAATTGAATTAGAACTTATAGATGGTACAGAACATTCAGTACAGCCTTATTGGAAGGGAACAGATTTTAATAATTATTGTCAAATAAGTCATGTAATTAGCTGGAATGAAATTAGTATTAGCATTAATGAAGAAAATATGATGAAAAGAATGAAAGCACAGTGTGCTAATAAAGCAGATAGAATATTGAACATATTGTATCAAGATTTTGTAATAGACAGTTGTAACAATTGTTGCTATAAGCCAGATTGTGATAAATTACGAAAAAATAATAACGATATTGATATATGTACTATTTTAGATTTAATGCAAAAATAATTAATAAAATGTATTGACAAATAATATAGGTATGATATAATTATTACTATAAGGAGGAGATAATATGAAATATAAATTTTAAATTATAGGTAATTTCAATAACAGTTTTGATAATACTATAATAAGAAGGTGATTAAAATGTAAATTTATTGAAATACCTCGACAAAAATAGTAAAGGATTAAAAATAATTAATAAGGGAGAGTGAGAAATATGAGTAATATAATTGATATAAATAAAGGAAAGAAAGTTGAAACAATTCCTAGTTATGAAGTAGCTAAGATGATGGGAAAAGAACATAAGGAAATAATGTGGATGATAGAAGGAAATGAAAAACGTGGGATAGTTGGTATAAAACCGACTATAGAGATAAGTGCAGAATTACACCTATCTGATTACTTTATAAAATCAAGTTACAAAGATAGTATGAATAGAAAAAAACCGTTTTATGAATGTACTAAAATGGGTTGTGAAATGTTAGCAAACAAAATGACAGGTGAAAAAGGTATAATATTTACAGCAAAATATGTTAAACGTTTCAACGAAATGGAATTAGCACAAATGCAAGCAATAGACACAACAGAATTATCACCTAATCTTCAGTCATTCAAAATATTATTTGATAGTATGGTTGAACAAGAATTAAAACAGAAACAAATGGAAAAAGATATAAAAGGACTTCAAAATTCATTAGATAATATACAAGACTTAATATCATTATCGAAAGATAATTGGAGAGCAGATGTGAAAAATATGGTAAATAAGATAACATATAAAACTGGTATAAATCATAAGGTTGTATATGATGAAATATATAAAGAAATAGATAACAGATTTGGAGTTAATTTAAATACTAGATTAAAAAATAGAAAAAATAATGCTATTAAAAATGGTGTAAGTAAAACAAAAGCAGATAAAATAAATAAATTAGACATAATAAACGAAGACAAGTTATTAATTGAGGCAATATTAATTGTAATAAAAGATTTAGCAATTAAATACGGTTTATATGAAGAAAATGATTTAACAATAAATATGTAATTAAAAATAATTAATAAAATTTAGGAGGATAGATATTATGGAAAGAATAATAAACTTTACTGGGGAACTTGATGATGAATTAGGAAATTATGTAGTTAATGAACTATTAGATATATATGATAAAAATAAAGCTATAATTGAAACAAATGAAAGATTAAAATATCAATCTGATTATTTACCTTTATATTGTGATGAAGTGGAATTTAGAATTAATAGTAACGGCGGTAGTTTATATAAATATTTAGAGATATATGACCTAATGGAAAGAATGAAGGAGGAACAAGGTATAATATTTAAAGGAAGAGTAAGTAGTCATGCATTTTCAGCAGGTATGTATTTGTTTTGTGCTTGTGATTATAGAACAATGAGTAAATTTGGTAGTTTAATGTATCATGAACTTTCAATGATGAGGATGGATAAATTAAGCGACTTAGAAAGTGAAACAAAAAGAATGAATAAAATACAAAAAATATTAGATGATATAGTTACTCGAGATACTGGTCTAACTCAAGAAATTTTGGATAAATATAAAGGACGTGATTTTTGGATAGATTTTGATAAAGCTTTAGAATATAAAATAATAAAGGAAGAACCTAGCGAAGAAGAGCGATTAGCAAAAGCATTAGAAGATATGGAAAAAGAAGAAATGACAGAATCAGAATGGAACGCTTTTATCGAAGAGATGAAATCCTATGTAAATATCATACCAGACGAAGATAAACCTTCAGAAAAAGAAATACAAGATAAAATAAAAGAAATAGAAGGTAATACAGAACCAGATATGACATTAGGAGAAGCTGTCAAAGAAGTATTAGGTGAAGACTTTAAATGTAATGAAGAGGTTAAATGTGACGAGTTTGAAAATAGATGTTGTTATACGTGTGAGAACTTTGATAAATGTGATAAATTATGTGAATATGCAGAAAAAGCAGATATATGTGAATATATGGAGAATAAATTAGATGAATTAGATAATGAATGTAAATGTGAAGTACCTTGTGAAGATTGCACTTGTAAAGAAAATAAACAAGAAGATATAAAAGAATGTGAGGAACCAACTGAATGTGGGTTACATCGTGGAACTAATATTTGTTGCCATTTCTGTCCAGACTTTAATGAATGTACAGACTTTCATAAATGTGCATTCACTGATGACGTCTTTGATTGTGAATATTTAAAAGAACCTTTGGATGACTAAAAATAATTAATAAATTTTATAATACGAAGAGGGAGGGATTCCTCCCTAGAAAGGAGAATAAAGATATGAGCAAACATTGTATTCATTGTGGAAAGAAATTAAAAAATGGAGAAGTTAGCTATTGTGAAAGTTGTTATAATGAATTAAGAACTAAAGGAATGTTTACAACTGAAAAAGAAAAAATATCAAAGAAGTAGTTGTGTACTATAAAGATAAAGTGTCAAAAAGATTTATTAATAGCATACAAAACTATAAAGGAGAGATAAGATATGGATAGACACTGCAAAATTTGTGGCAAAAAACTATTACATAAAAATAAAGAAATGTTATGTAATAAACATTTGAATGAATATAGAGAATTTGGAATATGTATATCAAATAATCAGCATGATTCAAATGAAGCTAATGAAATAATAAAACATGAAAATTATGCTGAAATAGTACTGTATGACGATTTAACCACAGAAGAAACAGGAGAAACAATTTTAATAGATATTGAAGACATAGATTTAGTCAAAGATAAAATATGGAAAAGATGTGGTAAATACATAGTGGGACAAGATGAGCATTATACTTATGATTTACCTAACCTTTTAACCAATTCAGATAATAAAATAGAATATCTGAATGGTGATATATTAGATAATAGAAAAGAAAATTTAAATATAATAGAAAAGAAAAAATTTAAGCATCATTTTGCTAACAATAAAAAGTTTAAAAATAAAATAATTATAACGAGTGTTGGTGGGTCTACAGAGGATGTCACTGGTAGTTGTATAGCTGTGGAATATCCTTTAGACAATGGTAATAGGAATTTAATATTACTTGAATCTGGAGGAATTCAAACTAATAACATGGTAGAAGATTATAATAGTAATAAAAAAATGATTGACAATATACCATTTAACCTTGCAAGTTGTGTGCTTGTTGCACACTGCCATGCCTGACCATATAGCAAATATACCAGCTGGAATAAGTAGAGGTTTTCAAGGTGATATAATAACAACTTATGAAAATTCAGAAATAATGAAACCTATGTTATTAGATTCTGCTTTTATTCATCAAAGAAATGTAATAAGTATGAATAATAAAGGTAAAAAGTATGAATTGTTATACGATGAATCAGACACATATAAAGCTATAGACCGTATAAAAGTTGTAGAGAGAAATAAAACTCACAAAATAGATAGTAATTTATCCGTACAATTTATAGATAATAACCATTGTTGTGGAAGTACAAGTATAATACTTTACATTAAAAAACCTAGTGGAAGAGTGGTTAAATTATTATATTCGAGTGATTTAGGTAGTAATAATAATCAATTATCCAAACCGTATTCTTTTGATAGAAAGCAAGTATCTAAATGTAATATAGCAATTTTAGAATCTACTTATGGAGATAGAAGTGATGGATTTACAAAGAAAGAGCATAAACAAGAAATCTTTAATTTATTGGCTAAAATAAGAGAAGTTGTCTATAATGGGAATAGAGTACTGATTCCTTGTTTCAGTTACGATAGAAGTCAGTCTATAATGGATTTATTATATCATATGTTTAAAGATGAGAAAGAATTTAAAAATGTAAAAGTTATAGTGGATAGTAGATTAACTAATGAAATAAATAAAGTGTATGAGAATATATTAGAAGGAGATTTACTTGAACGTTGGAAAAGAGTATTAAGTTGGGAAAACTTTATATTTGTTGACAATTATAAAAAAACTCAAGTTTTAGCCAAACAAAAAGAACCATGTGTGATTATATCTTCATCGGGAATGTTTTGTGGTGGGCATTCCGTTGAATATTTAAAAGAAATAGCAGGTAAAAGCAAAGATTGCATCATATTTGTTGGGTATTCTTCACCTGCAACGTTAGCAGGAAAAATACAACAAGGAGCTAAAAGTGTTACTATTGAAAACAAAAGAGTGAATATAAGATGTGAAATAGTTATTTGTAAAACCTTCAGTGGACATATTCAACAAGATGAATTAATTAATTATATGAAAGGATTGAATTGCCAAAAAATTTTAATTCATCATGGTAGTAATGAAGCTAAAGAACAATTAAAATTTAAAGCTGAAGAATCATTTTTATTCTCTGATATGAGTAAAAAGGTTACTATAATAGATAAGAAAAATAATGTGTTTGTAATATAGAAAATAATTAATAAAAGGTATCGATATTATATTTCAATGTGATATAATGTATTTATAGGAAGGTGATAAGAATGAAAAAGATAAAATTTACATTAAAAGGTAAGGATTTCAATCATGTTGGTAAAATAGAAAACATACATGAACATCTACAAGAAGTTAAAAGAGGCACTGGGATAAAGAAAAGTAAAAAGACTTATACTAGAAAAGATAAACATAAAAGGAGATTATATTAAGGAGGTATTAATATGGGTATAGAAAATGAAAGATATAAATTATATCAAGGCGATTGCTTAGAAGTGATGGATATGTTAATCGAAAAAGGTATGAAAGTTGATATGATATTTACAGATATTCCATATGGAATAACATCGAGAAATAAATGGGATGAAATAATTCCTTTTAATTGTATGTGGGGAAAAATACATAAACTAATTAATAAAAATACACCTATATTATTATTTTCAGATGAGCCGTTTACAAGTAAATTAATATGTAGTAATTTAAAAGAATTTAAATATAGGATAACATGGGACAAACAATTACCAAGTGGTTTTCTTAATGCTAAACGAATGCCTTTAAAAAGAACAGAAGATATATGCGTCTTTTATAAAAAATTACCAATATACAATCCTCAAATGACTGACGCAGAACAAAAAAATATTAGACCAATTAGCAAAGAAGGTTATTCGAGCAATAATTATGGGAAACATATTACAAAACTTAGTAAAAATTATGATAATACAAAAAGATATCCTACAAATTTATATAGTTTAAGTAAAATTATAGGAGAATGTAATAATTTAAATAGGATACATCCTACACAAAAACCTATTAAATTACTTGAATATTGGATTAAGACATATACTAATGAAAATGATTTAGTATTAGATTTTACTATGGGCAGTGGTAGTACAGGGGTTGCTTGTATGAATACTAATCGTAAATTTATAGGAATTGAACTAGATGAGAATTACTTTAATATAGCTAAAAATAGAATAGAAAAAGCCGAAAATAATTAATAAAAAGTATTGACGAATATTTACAATATGATATACTTATTTATGTTAAGGAGTGAGATTTAATATGACAATAGAAGAATTAAAAGATATATTGAAAAAGCTTGATTCAAATGAAGTGTGTGAGTTGTTATCTAACAAACAATGCGAGAAATGTTTCTTTTATTATAAAGACACTAAAGAGTGCGTCAAGACAGTATTCGTAGAAGGAACATTGGAAGAGTTAGAATAGAAGAAATTAATATGAAATAGGAAGTAAATAAAAATAATTAATAAAAAAAAGGAGAGATGTTAATATGATAAAATTAATAACTAATGGTAGTTTAAAAGTAGTGAAAGTTTATAACACAATATATTCTGCAAGAATGGATTTAAGACAAAGAGATAGAGAAAAATACTTAGTTGAATATTGTGATAGAATATATAGTATCGGTAAATTTTTTGAGTTAATAGAAGGAGGTGAAGAGAAATGAATTTAAAAGATTTGATTATAAGATGTATTATTATAATCTTATCTCTAGTATTAATTTTTCGAGTAGAATTTGTAACTCCTTATGTAGTAGTTTTAGTGTCATTAATAATAGGAGAAATAATATATAGTTTAAGATATAAAAAATAATAATTCATAGGTAATTTTATATATGGTTATGTTAATATACTAATATAAGAGGTGATTAAAATGTAAAATATATGAAGTGCCAAAATAAAATATTAATAAAAATGATTAATAAAGGAGAGATGTATATATGAGTAATTTAAATTTTGTTATGATTGGAAAATTATCAATAGCACCAGATAGAGAAAATAGAAAAGCTTTTAGTGATAAACTATTAGATTCTGGTTGTAATATTAGACAATTAAATTTGAATATGAAATGTGATAAAGATAACTTTAATCTTCAAATAAAATCTTTCATGAATAATGTCAAAAGAACTTCAGATGGGACACTTAATGTTAATGATTCAACTATATATACCATATTAGATAATGACGGTAAATTTGAATCAACTAACTTTAAATATAAAGACAGAGAAAAATATGAAGATAGAATCGCAAACTTCCGTAAACTGGTATTCGTAGACGAAAACGAAGAAAGAGTAGAGTGCAGTAATGAATTTGATTATTCAATGGCAGTACACTCAATATTAAAATCAGATGCTTATAAAGACAAAAAATTTAAAGTACAAGGTAATATAGAATATTCAAGTTATACTAATCCTAAAACACACGAAGAAAAGATTTATACAAATTACAATGTGCAAAGAATATATGTTATAAATGACGAGGCGGAAGAAAAAGCATTAGCAAACGTAGAATTTTATATAACAGAAGATTGTTTAGACGATAGCAGATTAGAAGAAGAGAATCTATTAGTTATAAATGGATATATACCAGAGTATAATTCTAAGAAAAAGGCTGATATAGGATTTTATCAATCATTTGAATACCCATTAGGTGAGGATAGTGAGAAAGCTAAGAAAATGGCTAAATTAATAGATAAAATGCTATTAGATAACTTTGACGATAATGAATTATGTAAAATGGGGTATAGAGTTAGATTAATAAATAGACATGAAGAAGTGCCATTTAATGAAGATATGTTAAGCGATGAAGAAAAAGAACTTGTTAAGTACGGATTAATGGATATTGAAGATTTGAAACAACAATATGGTGCAGGAATGGGGTCTATGCAAAGAAGAATGGAAATATCTTCAATAGGTAGAGGATATAGTAAAGGAGCAATACCAGTACCTTTAACATTAAACGAGTTATTAAGTAAAGGTAATGAACCTAAACCAGAATTATTAGATGAGGACGGAGATTTAGATATATTATCAGATGGTGATGATGACGAGGACGAATTATTCGATTTTTAGATTGAAAATAATTAATAAAATTATAAAGAGGGAATTAATTCCCTCTAGGAAGGAGTTGGTAATGTGGAAGAGTTGAAGTTATATGTTGATTATATCAATACAAAAGATTTATATTTGATTCAATTATATAAAATAGATGAGAATGAGGAAGTTTTAGAATACTTAGAAAAATAGGGTATGAAACTATAACTGTGGATTAGTAAGAAAACGTACATTGAAAAGTGAATATAAAATTTATTATTCAAAATAACTTTAACTGTGGAAATTGCAACTAGAACTGTGATATAATTTAGTAAAACATATTATTTAGGAGGTTATTATGAAATATAAAGTATTTAAAAAGGGAGATATTTTAAATCCTAGTTTTTATTATAATGATAATATAAAATATGTAGAATTTAACACATCTGTTCTTATGGAAATAAATAATGATATACATTTATACCCAGTAAATTATCATAAAAAAGAAGTGCCATTATTGAATATTATAACAGTTGATAAGGGAGCGCCTTGTACCTTCCACGCTATAACCAAGATGGTATTTTATAGATACCCTAAAAATTATAAGGAATAAAACTAGAATATAGATTTGAGTTAGTAGCTTAAGGAGATATCATAAAATGAATATACTAAATTTACCAGAGTTTGAAGTTATAGACACAATACAAGATGAACATGACATGACAGTAATAGTTAAACCAGTTAAAGAGCCTGTGGCTTGCCCAGAGTGTGGTGGAGTTGAATATTATAAGCATGGCAAATCAAAGAGATTTGTGAGGGATTTGAACAGCTTTGGGAAACGTGTAGGGATTGAAATACATACACATAGATATAAATGCAGATACTGCGGTACTACATTTAGTCAACATTACAAAAGTATTGACGATAGAGATAAAATCACTATTCGTTTAAGAGAGCAAATAGAAAAAGAATCCCTTAAAAAGCCATTCGCCAATATAGCAGAAGAATATAGTGTTTCTCCTACTACAGTAAAGAGAATATTTAATGCTTACATAGAAAGGTTAGAAAAGGATATGACATTCCTCACTCCAGTTATATTAGGCATAGACGAAGCACATCTAAATAAAAGCATGAGAGCCGTTTATACCGATATAATTGGACGTAAGGTATTGGATATCCAGCCAAGCCGTAAGAAGTCCGATGTAAAGGCTTTTCTGAGCAAATTGCCTAATAAGAATAACATAGAAGTAGTAACCATAGATATGTGGAGATACTACAAAGAGGCAGTCTATGAGGAGTTGCCAAAAGCTCAGGTAATAGTTGACAGATTCCATGTAATACAATTAGTTAATAATGCTTTAGAAGGTGAGAGAAAGTCATTTAAAGGTTCTCTAGACAGAAAGCAAAGGTCTAAGCTGTTAAAGGATAGATTCTTGCTATTAAGGAATAAGGAAGATTTAGAACCTAAACAGATTTGGGATATGCAGCTAATGTTTCTAGATTTTCCACAGTTAAAGTTAGCCTATGAGTTAAAAGAACAATTTAGGGATATCTATAAACATGATAATCGAGAAGATGCTTTAAAGGCTTATGAGGACTGGAAAAAAGCAGTTCCAAAGGATATGAAATACTACCAAGATGTAATCAAAACAGTTGATAACTGGCAGTATGAGATATTTAATTACTTTACATGTAGAATTACAAATGCTTATACAGAGAGTTTAAACAACTTGATTAAGAACATCGAGAAAGCTGGGAGAGGTTACTCATTTGAAGTGCTTAGAGCAAAGGTGTTATTCGGTACAAGTGCTACTAGAAAACCTAAATATACAAGAGCAAATACAAGTAACAAAACATATACATTTACTACGGCATTTAGTTGGAATGATTTCGTAGGAAGTACAAAATTAACAGAAGGTTTCGGAGTAGATATTCCACAACTACTAGAGGTATTAGAGAGTGATAAATTTTAATTCACTCTCTTTTCTTTTCCACAATTAAAGTTGTATACCCGAAAAATATACAACTCATAATGTATACGGTGCTGTAAATAAAGTAAAAGAAATAGCAGATAGATATCCTAAGATTACAATAATAAGTGAAGATATGGAATTTAATGTATATTATATGAATAGATAAATTTTAAATCATAGGTAATTTTGAAGTTAGAATTGTTAATACGATAATATAAGGGGTGATTAAAATGTAGAATATATTAGTTATAAGATATAAATAAAAATAACAAATTAAAAATAATTAATAAAAGGAGAGATGTGTAATGAGTATAAAAATAAAAATAAATAAAAGTACAAACGATATAAATAAATTGAGAATGTATTTAAGGGCAATCCCAAAATGGGGAAAATCAACTTTATTCAGAAATATAATATTAGAAGAATATGATAATAAACCAGAAAAAGGATTGTTAATCTCTTTGGGGAATGAATTTGGTGAGACATTACTGGATGAATTACAATGTACTCATGCTGATACTTGGAAAGAATTAAGAGAATTACAACAATGGTTAATTAAAGAAAAAGGTAAAGAACATAATATAGAAATGGTGGCTTTCGATACGGTAGATGAAATAATAAGCATAGCAGAAAAGGAAGTTTGCAGACTTTCACAAATAGAAACAGGTAAACCTGCTAAGTCAATTAATCAATGCTATAATGGATTTGGTTCTGGACAAGCTAAAGTCAAATCATTATTGAAAGAATACTTTACAACTTTATACAAAGCTGGTTTTGGTGTCATGGCAATCTCACATACTAAAATCAAGACGATAACAGAAAAAAATATGAATCCAGATGAGGGTTATATGGTATTAACCAGTAATTTACCAAATACTTACGAAAATATATTCAGTGATATATTTGATATAATTCTTACTGGAACAATTGAAAAAACGATAATAGATGGAAAATTAAATGGAACAGAAAGACGTTTGTATTTTAGAGGTGATGGATATGTAGAAGCTGGAACAAGATTCTCTTCAAATTCTGTACCCGAATATTTAGTGGTTAATGATGACCCAAAAGAGTTTGCTAAAAACTTTTTACAAACATTAAAAGAAGGTATGAGGAATTCAGCAACCAGACCAATAGATAAAGAACAAGTTAAAAAAGAAGTAGAAGAAGAAAAGAAACAAGCTGAAAAAGATTTAAAACAAGTACAACAAGAAGTTGAACAACAAGAAAAAGAAGAAGAACAAAAATCAGTAGATGAGTTAAAGTCTCAATTAAAAGACAAACTTAAAACAACAGAAAATAAAAATATAGTAAAAGATTATATGAAAGAAAAAGGTGTTAAAAGCGTTGCATCATTAGATGCTAAACAATTAACTGAAATTTTATCGAAATTACAATAATAAATAGTGGAGATTAATTAATCTCCACTCCCCTGTGGAGGTGATTAAATGTTTGGAGCGTGTAATAGAAAACCTAAACAAATTATAGATTTAAAGAGGAGGATTAATATATGATTAAATTAATAACACATAACGATTTAGATGGGATAGGATGTGAAGTAGTATTTAAACTTTTATATGGTGATAAAGCGGATGTCCTTTCAGTAGGAAATAATGAAGTCAATGACATCGTAGAACAATCATTGGAAGAACTAAGATTTGGAATTTACGAGCAATTATTTATAACAGATTTATCTGTAAACGAAGAATTAGCAGAGATAATAAATAAAGAAGGTTTAAAAGTACAATTATTAGACCATCATCCGTCAGCAACTCATTTAAATAAATATTCATTCGCAAATGTAACAACACACATGTTAGATGGATTAAAAGATAGTGGTACACATCTATCTTTTATTTATTTGTTAGATAAATTACTAAATAAAGGATTGTATAATGAATCTCTTGAAGATTTTGTTGAATTAGTAAGACAATATGACACTTGGGAATGGAAAGAAATATTTAGAAACGAAGAAGCTAAACAGTTAAGTGATTTGCTTTATATATTAGGTAGAGAAAAATTCGTTAATGATATGGTGCATAGAATAAAAGATAATAAAGAATTATTTAGCGAAACAGATAAATTAATATTAGAAATAAAACAAAAAGAAATAGATAATTACATTAATATAAAAGAAAAAGAACTTATAATTAAAGATTTTAAACTTTATAAAATAGGTATAGTTATGGCTGACTCTTACACAAGTGAATTAGGAAATATATTATGTGAAAGACATGAAGAATTAGATTTTGTAGCTATAATTAAAAAAGAAACGGTATCATTAAGAACTGTTAAAGATGATATTAATTTAACAGATATAGCTAAACAATTTGGTGGAGGAGGTCATCCAAAAGCTAGTGGTTTTCCATTAAACAATGTTAAATTAAATAATTTTATAAATGATATTTTTGATATAAAGGAAGTGATTAAATGTCAAAAGTAACTTGTCGATATTGTAAAAATAAGATAGATAAAAAAGACGCTTTCATAGAAGAATATCTCAATGATAACTTAGAAATTAAAAACAGATATTATTGTAATAAAGAATGTTTTGATAAAAAGAATGAAGAAATAATTAGAAAGCAATGGTTAAAACAAGTAAAAAAATTAGCGAGAGATAAAGTGAGAGAATTGTGTGATTTAAAAGAAAAAGAGAAATCCATATATTTTTCTTCTACATATAAAATAATTACTGATAAATTTGAAGATGAATTAATATATGAATTTATTAATAAATATGAGAAAGATATGTTAGATATATTAAACAATATAGATTTTAAAACCGTTAATTCAAGAATTAAATATTGTTTATCAATGTTAGAAAATCAATTACAACATTATATAGCCGAGAATCAACTAGATAAACAAGAACCTAAAGAAAAAACAGAAGAAGTTAAAGAAGTAGAACCAAGTTTTGTAGATGATTTCGATATAGTAGTTAATGTAAAGAAAAAAGCGCCTAGGGATATTGACGACATATTAGGATTATAAGGAGGTAATAATCTTATGGATGAAATATATAAAAAGGAAATTAAAGAATTATTCGATGAATATGATAGACTTTCACCAATAACTAAAGATGACTTCAAAAGAGTTATAAAGAAACAGGCTGAAGATATGAATATTGAAAATTTGGAAAATCTAGATGAAATAAGCAAAGCGTGTTGTAATAATTTTAAAAATAATATAGATATGTTAAAAGACATATATAACAGTGTATGGGAATTTACTTTAAATAATGAGGAAGAACTAATTTATTATATGAGTTTAATTAGAGATATATTAAATATGTTAAAACAATAAGGAGGTCTAATTTATGGAAAATATATTAGAGTTTCAAATGAGAAAAGAGCAGGAATATTTAAATAATTTGTTAGATAGTATAAATAATTTATTAAATAATGAATGTGAATTTAGCGAAGATACTAAGGTGCAATTAGAAATTGAGAAAAAAATAATATTGGCAAAATTAAGCGTATGGAAAACAGTAGAGAGGGCTGTAGAAGAATTAAAGAACGATATTATATTTGAAAAATAATTAATAATACAATAGGGGGTTGATATTATGGATGAAAAAAATAGAAAAAGATATTTTCTTGCAAACGAGGATTTATATCAATTAACGGTAGATTTTGAATGTTTATTATTTGCTTTTGAAAAATTAGACATTCTAACTTCTACAAAACTTAAACCAGACATTGAAGAATGTATCTTAATTAGTGATTTTAGTGCTTATCAATTCATAGATTATGAAGAATTAGAAACCACCAATAAAGATACCTTAACAAGAATAGCAATATTATTATGTAAACAAATATTAAAATTTAAATATGGAGAATCAATGAGCATACCTATTATTGAAGATTATGAAAAAGCTTATGATAGATGGAAGTTGAATAACACAAGTAAAAAAGAAACAAAAGAATGTAAATTAGACGATGTAATACTTGACAAAGAAATAAAAGAGGACGTGCTTAGTACAATAAACTTTGTAAAAAATATGGAAAAATATAAAGAGATTGGATGTGAATTGCCAAGTGGAATATTACTAGAAGGGTCACCTGGTACTGGTAAAACATTGTTAGCTAAATCAATAGCTAGTGAATCTAATATGAATTTTAAATCTATAGTAGCGTCAGATTTTGCCGAAAAATACGTAGGGGAGTCGAGTAAAAAGGTGCAAAAAATATTTGATGACTTAAAAAATAAAGGTGGAGGAATTCTTTTTATAGATGAAATTGACGCTATAGGTGTAAATCGTGAAGGAGACGATAACAAGGAATATAGAAGTGCAATGAACAAATTATTATCTTGTATGAATGAAGCAAGTGATAATAAGATTATAGTTATAGGAGCAACGAATTTAGTAGAACAATTAGACCCAGCATTAATTAGAGAAGGGAGATTCGATAAGGTTATAACTATTCCTTTGCCTTCTTATGAATTAAGAGTTGAACTATTTAAATTATATGTTAACAAACTTAAACATGAGGACGATATAGATTACGAATTATTAGCTAAAATAACAGAAGGTAAAAATGGAGCATTTATTCATACAGTTTGTAATCATAGTGGTATATATGCCGTAGATAAAGGTTTACGTAAAATTAATCAAAATTGTTTATTACATACAATAGAAAGAATGGTTAGAGATAAAAAAGTAAAAAAATCAACTATTGGATTTAAATAATAATATAAGAGGTGATTTTTGTGCAGAATAAAAAAAGAAGAATAATTTATGAGATATATTTTCCAGCATTTTGTAAAGACTTAAAAGATTTGGAAAAGAAAATTCCTTACTTTGTTGAATTAGGAGTTACTACCCTATGGCTAACTCCTATCTTCCCTTCTTGCAATCAACATGGATACGATATAATAGATTACACAGATATTAAAAAAGAATACGGAACATTAGAAGATTTTGATAGATTTGTAGAAGTAGCACATGAAAATGGATTAGAAATTCTATTGGATTTAGTATTATGTCATACAAGTACACAAAATGAATTATTTAAAGAAAGTATAAAAGGGCAAAATGATTGTTACTTCTGGAGTAACAATCAACAAAATAATCAATGGAGAATATGTCATGATAATCAGAAATATTATTTAGCAAAATGGAGTTATGACATGCCACAGTTAAACAATCAATCTGAAACAGTAAAAGATATGATAAAAGATATAATAAAGTTTTGGTTAATAGACCATAAAGTAGATGGATTTAGATTAGATGCTATAATCTATGCATCTGGTAATCCGATTGAATTTTGGAAATGGTTTTGTGACGAAGTTTATAAAATAAAACCAAACGCTTATATAGTTGGAGAGGCTTGGGATACATATGAAATAAGTAATAAATATGCCAAAGAAACAGGAATGAAAACTTTTAATTTTGAAGAATCTGGTTGGATGAAACATTCCTTAAACACAGGAAATCCATTAGTAATTAAAAATGACCCAAAATATGATGTCAACTTCTTATGTAATCATGATATGAGCAGAATTAGCAATTCTGTAGAACATGATATGAATAAGTTATTTAAAGCCGTTGATATGTTATTTTCATTAGATGGTGATGTTTGTATATATTACGGTGATGAAATAAATATGGGATTAAACCAAGATTGTCATGTTGAACAAGGAGGATACGGGGACTGGAAAGTTAGAGGAAAAATGGACTGGCATGAAGTAGAAAGACAAAGAAAAGACCCTAATAGTTTGTTTAATTATTATAAAAAGAATATAAAAAATAATTAATAAAATCTATTGATAAATAATTTGGTTATGATATAATAATTAATAAAGGGGTGATGGTTATGGGGAGTAAGATAGATAGAGTTGGGGAAATTGGTTACAATAACTTTGGTAGTAAGATGATAATAGTGGGATACAGAATGAATAGAGATATTGATGTTTGTTTCACAGAATATAATTGGATTGCCAAGAATGTATCATATGATAATTTCAAAAAAGGCAAAATTAGTTGTCCATATGAGAGAAGAGTTTATGGTGTTGCTTATATAGGGGAAGGTAAATATAAAGTAAGTGAAAATTGTAAAAATACAAAATGTTATGATGTTTGGCACGATATGCTAAAAAGATGTTACGATGATAAACTTCATAAAAAACGTCCAACATATATTAATTGCAAAGTCTGTGAAGAATGGTTGTGTTTTCAGAATTTTGCAGAGTGGTATGATAATAATTATTATGAGGTTGATAATGAAAAAATGTGTTTAGATAAAGATATTCTAAATAAAGGGAATAAAATATATTCACCAGATAATTGCGTGTTTGTACCCAATAATATAAATATATTATTTACTAAAAGGGGTAATAAACGAGGGGAATATCCTATAGGCGTACATTATAATAAACGAGATAAAAAATTTCAAGCAAGTTTTAGTATATATGATTTTGAAGAAAATAAAAGTAAAACAAAATATTTAGGGTCGTATGATACACCACAAAAAGCATTTAAAGTTTATAAAGAATTCAAAGAACAATATATTAAAGAGGTTGCAGAATATTATAAAAATTTAATACCAAGAAAATTATATGATACATTATACAATTATAAGGTAGAAATAACAGATTAAAAATAATTAATAAATAGCTCAAGTTTAATCGACTTGAGCTATATTTGTAAGGTATAAATTATCAATGAAGAAATTTAAAACGCTTAGAACGGCGCATAAAAGGTCAAAATTTTTATAAATTCATAGGTAATTTTTAGTGAATTAATGTTAATACGATAATATAAGGAAAGGAGTGATAGAAAATGTATTATAATGAGGGACATAAGAAATTGGTTGAAGAAAGAGGTGATGTGATATGTTAAATTATAATGATTTACCAGACTATCTAAAGACAGGAAGAAAATCTTCAGAAGCCTGTGTTTTAGGTTGTTTATACGAAGACCCAGTACTATTAAACGATTATGATATAGATAGTGAGCTGTTTATATCAGAAGAAGGGAGTTTTTTATTTACGATATTAAAAACATTATCTAATAAAAAAATTAACAAAATAAACGACACAGAAATCAGATTAAATTGTAATGCCGATATATTAAAACAATATAGAGAATATGGTGGTTTTAAAATAATTGAAACTTTAAGAAGAACTGTAGATTTAAAAAACTTTGAATCTTATTTAGATGATTTACAAAAAAGTAATTTATTAATTAATTATTATGCCGATGGATTGAATTTAGAGCAAGAAATACAAGTAGAAACTAAGAAAGGAATAATTAACATATCTTGGTTAGAACTATTCAAAAATATGACTTGTGAAGAAATAATAGCATTTAGAGAGAGCAGAGAAAATAATTATATTAAAACATCCATAGATAATTCTATTAAAGAGCATACAGGATATATACCAGATTCATATATAGATAATTTATTACAAGGTGGGGAAATTGGTCTAATGTTTGATAAAGTTGGAGATACAAATTTTATGCCTTATCTTAGTAAAGAGGTACTAGGTCTGAAACGTCAGACTTTATCAATGCTAAGCGCGAATGTTAACTGTGGTAAGACAACGTGGATGAGTAACTTAATATTATCTTTAGCTACTAACGATAACACAATTCTTTGTGTAACTAATGAACAAAAAATAGAAGACTTCTTTACGACATTTATTGTATATATATTATGTAACGTATTGGATTATAAAAAGATTAATAAAAGAAAAATAAAAAGTGGAACATTATCAGAAGAAGACATTGAAATGGTTAAGCAAGCTAAAAAATATTATGATGAAAATTTATCAGATAAAATTATTATAGCGAGTATGTTAGATACTAATATGGGTGGATTATCTAAATTAGTTAGAAAATATAAAAATTCTCATAATATATCAGCTGTTATATATGATACATTTAAACAAGAGTTTAAAGGAAATGGAGAAGCATCTTATAAAGATTTAATTAGAGATTCAAGAGAGTTGCATACATTATGTAAAAAGTATGATGTAGTTGGATTATGTTGTATTCAAACTTCACAAACTTATGACGGTGAATTGTTCTTAACGCTGTCGATGTTGAGTGGTGCAAAAGCCATAAACGAGATTTTGCATGGATTATATATGATGAGAGCTTTATACCCTCAAGAACTAGATAAAGATAGTCCATTTTATTGTCATCCATTTAGAAGAGTAAAGAACGAAAAAACAGGTAAGTGGGAAGAAGAAGAGGTGACATTAAATCCAAATAATCATTATAGAATTTTATTTATTGCAAAATCAAGAGATACACTTACAGCAGTGGACACTCAAGAAGCGATTATAATGAGCTTTAATACTTTTAGTGGAACATTCCAAGAAAGATGTATGTGCAGACCTGTTAGAAAGAATATTAATCAACAAAATAATAAATTTGGTAAAAAGTAGGTGAAAAGCCTATATGAAAGAGTATTTAAAAAATAATCCAGAACAAATCGAAAAAATATTAAGTTATTATAATTATCATAGTATTAATATAACAGATAAAGAGATTAGGTGTGCAAAAGTAGGAGGAGATAACCCTAGTGGATGTAGAATCAAATTAAATGATAATTTATCAGCTACAGATTTTACAACGTCTTATAATGGGGATTTATTCGGTTTAATAGCTACTCATACAGGTTTAACCTATAGAGAAGTATTAAAAACAACACAAACTATGTTAGGTAAGAAAATAGAAGGTAATTATCAACCAGAGGAAGAGGTATTATTTGATGGTTTCTTCGATAGCTTATATGTACCTTATGAAGATGAAGAAAAGGAAGTGACTTATGATGAAAGTGTTTTAGAAGAATATAATAGTGGTTATAAATGGTTTAAACGTTTCGCAGATGACGGTATATTACCTTCGAGTCAAGTTAAATTTAATATAGGATTTTCTGAAGAGAACAATCGCATTACAATACCTCATTATAATGAACATGGAGAAATTATAGGAGTCATGGGTCGTATAGATTTGGATTCAGACGAAATAACAAATTTCAAATACCTTCCTTTAATCCCTTTTCCTAAGCACAAATATCTTTATGGTCTATATCAGAATAAAGAATACATCAAAGAAAGTAAAGAGGTATATATCTTCGAGGCAGAGAAATCTGTGCTTCAATGTGATAGTTTCGGAGTACATAATACTACGGCATTAGGGGGTAACCAAATAAGTATAACTCAAGTAGAACAATTATTAAAATTAGGTGTTTCAGAAATAGTCTTGTGTATGGACGAAGGTTTAATAATAGACGCTATAAAACGAGATATTCAAACTATTAAATCGTGCTGTTTTATGCGAGATATAAAAATAAAAGTAATGATTGATAAAGAAAATAAATATATGAAAAAAGGAAGTAAAGTATCTCCATCAGACCAGGGGAAAGAAATATTTGAAAAACTTTGTGATGAATGTATTATAGGAGGATGATTAATATGGGAAGAAATCAAATTAATAGGATAGGAGAAAGAAATATAAATAACTTTGGTAGTGAGATGGTTATAGTCGAGTATAGAGGATGTATGGATATTGATGTATATTTTCCAGAATATAATTGGACTTTTAAAGGAGCAAAATATCAAAATTTTAAAAAGGGAAATATAAAATGCCCATATGAAAGAAGATATTTTGAAATAGGCTATTTAGGCGAAGGGGAATATAAAGTAAGCGAAAATGGGAAATTAACTAGAGTATTTCAAAGTTGGTATAATATGTTACAAAGATGTTATGATGACAAATATCAAGGAAAAGAACCGACATATATAGGATGTGAAGCATCAGAAGAATTCCATAATTTTCAAAACTTTGGAAGTTGGGATAGTGAGAACTATTATACAGTTAAAAACGAAGTAATGTGTTTAGATAAAGACATTTTAGTTAAAGGGAATAAAATATACTCCCCAGAGACTTGCATATATGTACCTCAAACTATCAACGGCTTATTTACTAAAAATGACAATAAAAGAGGTAAATCAGTTATAGGGACAACTCCTGTAAATGGTAAATATAGAGTGCTATGTCGTATAATTAATCCAAAAACTGGAAAATCAAAACAAGAACATTTAGGTTATTATGATACGGAGTTGGAAGCATTTCAGATATATAAATACTACAAAGAGAGAAACATAAAAGAAGTTGCAGATTACTTCAAAAGAAAAATACCAAGTGAATTATATCAAGCGTTATATATTTATAAAGTTGAAATAACTGACTAAAAATAATTAATAAGGAGTGATTGTATGGAAACAGAAAATAAAAAAGAGAGATTTAGCTATTCTAAATTAGGTACATTTCATAATTGTCCATATAGCTATAAACTTATATATCAAGACCATGTTAAAAGAAGTAATGGTGTATACGGTGTATTAGGTTCTAAGTTCCATAGTATTATGGAGTCTTTAGAACATGGAAAAACGACAAAGGAGAAAGCATTAGAAGAATGGAGGAGTGAAATTGATATATTAGAATTTGTTGATGAATTAAAATTTCCAACTGAAAACGCTAAAAACAATTACATTAAAGACGTAGAGCTATATCTGGAGTATTTTGAACCATTAGATTTTACAAACAAAGAATGTTTAATAGAACAAGAGTTTGAAATAAAATTATGTGGTATAACTATTATGGGATATATAGATTTAGCTATTTTAGACCATGAAAAAAAAGAAATAACTATAGTAGATTATAAAACAAGCAGTAAAAGTGGATTTACAAAAGCACATTTAGTAGAGAAGTGTCATCAACTGATGCTCTATTCTAAAGCAATGGAAATAAATTATCCAGGGTATAAAATAGTGGAGACAAAGTTTGATATGATTAAGTATGCTAGAAAAAAAGGCAAAACTACTGTTAAAGAACGTAAAGATATACCTTTAGAAGAAATGGGGGATTATGAAAGATATTTTATATCTATTCCATTTAATGAAGAAAATTATAAAATATTTGAAGATTATGTTAAAGACAGTTTAGAAAATATTAATAATGCTAAAGAATTAAATGAATGGAAACCAGAAAAGAATGTTTTCTTCTGTAAAAATTTATGTGGGGTAAGTGGGCAATGTAAGTATTATAATAAAAGAAAATAATTAATAAATTTATAGGTAATTTTCTGTGTACTAATGTTAATACACTAATATAAGGAGGGGAAGACAGATGGAAAACTATACAATACTACATCTTCATACTGATTTATCTACAGCTACAACAAACATAGATTCTGTAACAAAATCAGAAGATTATATAAAAAGAGCATCAGAATTGGGCATGAAAGCTATTGCATTTACAGAACATGGAAATATTTTAAACTGGGCTAAAAAGAAAGAAAACTGTGAAAAATATGGCTTAAAATACATACATGGAATAGAGGCTTATTTAACAGAAATGCTAGATGAAAAAATTAGGGACAACTATCATTGTTGTCTCTATGCTAAAAACTATGATGGTGTTAAAGAGTTAAATAAATTAATAAGCAAGTCATTTAATAGAAAAGACAATCATTTTTATTATACTCCAAGAATAACTCTTGATGAATTAGAACAAACTAGCGACAATATTATAATCACTTCAGCTTGTTTAGGTGGGATATTTGGGAAAGCAGACAAATACATTCAAGATAGATATTTAAAATTTTTTATAAAAAATAAAAATAGATGTTATCTTGAAATACAACATCATTTAGATGAAAAACAAGTTAAATTAAATCAAAAATTATTTAAACTAGCAAAAGAAAACGACTTAAATTTAACCGTTGGAACAGATACACATGCATTAAATGAAGTTCATGCAAAAGGCAGAAAGATTCTTCAGCAAGCAAAAAAAATAAATTTTAGTGATGAAGATAAATGGGATATAACATTTAAAACATATGATGAATTAATAGATATGTATCAAAGGCAAAATGCAATTCCTATGAATGAAGTTTTAAAAGCATTAGAAAATACCAACAAAATAGCTAACAGTATCGAAACTTTTGATATAAATAGAGAGTATAAGTATCCTAAATTATGGGATAATCCCGAAGAATTATTAAAAGAAAAAATTAATAAAGGAATAAAAGAAAAGGGATTAAATAAATTAGATAATTTTAAGACTGAATATCTACCTAGAATCAAAGAGGAGTTAAAAACATATAAACATAATAAAGCTATTGACTTTTTATTATTAGATGAAGATATAAAATCTTATGCAAGACAAAATAATAGACTTCCTGGATATAGTAGAGGGAGTGTGAGTGGTAGTTTAGTTGCTTATATAATTGGCTTAACCGACATGGATTCAATAAAACATAAGTTAAATTTTCAAAGATTTATGAATGTAGAAAGAGTCAGTTTAGCTGATATAGACACAGACTGGGATAAAGATGATAGAAAATTTATAAAAGAATATATATATAATAAAGAAGGTTTATATTGTGCAGACATTATCACATTTAATACTGTCGCCCTAAAAGGGTCTATAAGAGACGTGGGTAGAGCTTTGGAGATTCCTTTAAGTGAAATAAATGAAATATGTGATAATATAGAAAATAAAGAAGAAGAATATAGAGCGTTATATCCTCAATTATTTGAATATGTAGACATAATAAATGGAACAATAGTATCGGTTGGAACTCATCCTTGTGGCTTAGTGTGTTCTCCCGAACCATTAGACGAAAATATGGGGTTAATGAGTTTGTCTACTTGTGATTATCCTGTTACAATGTTAAATATGAAAGAAATAGATAGTCAAAATTATGTAAAACTAGATTTGTTAGCATTAGACAATATTACATTAATAAATAAAACGTGTGAGTTGCTAGGCATAAAACGATTAAATCCTAACAATGTACCAGATGATGAAAAGGTATGGAAATCAATCAGAGATAATACATTAGGTATATTCCAATGGGAGGGAACAGGAGAGAATTATATAAAAGATTTATTTTCAGATGAAACTATAGCTAATGTAAAAAAATATAATCCTAATTTTAAATATATAGATTTATTTTCTGTTGGAAATGGGGCTATTAGACCTGCTGGAGCGTCATATAGAGAACAATTATCAAAAGGTATATTTAAAGATAACGGACATAAAGCTTTAAATGAATTTTTAAGTCCAACATTAGGGTATTTAGTTTATCAAGAACAAATTATAGAATTCTTAAATAAATTTTGTGGATTTTCAATGGGCGAGGCTGATATCGTAAGACGTGGATTTGCTAAAAAAACTGGGACAGAACAATATATACCTAAAATAAAAGAGGGCTTCACCAAAACAATGAAAGATGAATATGGTTTGTCCGAAGAAGAGTCTAACAAGATAATTGTAGATTTCTTAAAAGTAATATATGATGCGTCATCATATTTATTTAGTTTAAATCACAGCCAAGCGTACAGTTATATAGGATATATATGTGGTTATTTGAGATATTATTACCCACTAGAATTTTTAACAACAATGTTTAATATATATGAGGGAGATATAGACAAAACTAAGAAAATAGTTGATTATGCAGAAAAACTTAACATTAATTTAAAAAATCCTAAATTTAGATATTCTAAAAGTGAATATTTTATGGATAAAGAAACTAATTCCATTTATAAAGGTTTGTCCTCAATTAAATTTATATCTAAAAATGCAGGTGAAATTTTATATAATCTCAAAGATAATCAATATGATTCCTTCATAGATTTATTAATAGACATAGGAAATAAAATAAATAGTAAAAATATAAATATATTAATTAGACTTGATTTTTTCTCTACCTTTGGAACAATACCTAAATTATTAAAAGTATACGAATTATATCAAACCTTTTATGGTAAGAAACAAATATCTAAAGAGAAATATCCTAATTTAAATAAAATATTTACTAAATTTGCTATAAAAGAGTCAGATAAAATGTTTAAATTCAATAATACATTACCTATGCTTAAATATATGGAATCTAAAGTAAAAAATAAAGAAAATAACACAGCACAACTTATACAAGACTATTTTGAATTTACTGGTAGCTGTGATATTAAAGATAAATCATTTGGTAACAAATATCTTGTAGTTGACATTGATACCAAATATGCACCTAAAATAACCCTTTATTCACTTTCTAAAGGTAAATCAACTACTATTAAGATATATAAAAAGCATTTTAAATTAAACCCTCTTAAACTAGGTGATATAATTGGCATAAAAGATGCACAATGGAAACATAAAAAGAAAAAGGTAGATGATAAATGGATTCAAACTGAAGAGAAAGAACTTATAGTAGAAAGTTATAAAATTTATTAAATCATAGGTAATTTTTAAATAACTTTAGTTAATATAGTAATATAAGGAGGCGATAAAAATGTAAAATGTAAATAAAATATTAATAAAAATAACAAATAAGGAGGAGAATAATATGTATTGTATTAAAAATATAGACCATATAAAAATAAATGATTTATATTTAAGGACTATAAATGGTTATAAAATTTATAAAAAAGGAAAAGACGTATTATTGTATATAGATAATGAAGTATTTACAAACGAAATCAGAAAATTTTTATTAAGTGTTATCACCAATAGTAATAATTTGTATAATATATCTATAGTAGAAACAACAATAGACGATATGGGTGTTACAAATAAATTAAAAACAATTTTTCTATGCGAAATAGCAGAAGGTACAATATATGAAAAAAAATATGACGAAATATCATCTGTATTGCCAATATTCCGAGTAATAAATGTTTATGAAAGTGAGGTGGAATAAATGTTATTAAAAATATATGGAGTAATAAGTATTTTAAATATAATATTAGGATTAAAACTAAAAAATGATTTAAATAAAAATACAGAATTTGTTGATGTGCTGTTAGCACATCAATTAGGAATAATAATATATGACAGACATATTAAACGAAAAAAAATAATAATAAATTCTATATTACCTATCTATAACTTATTTACTTTAATTGAAAACAGTACATTTTTTATATTTAATATATTTAAAGACAAAAATGGAAATAAAGCAATGTTAGAAGTATTAAAAGATTTTGAAAATGAAAATAATTAATAAAGGAGGATTTATTATGGATAAATTAGAATACGAAATAAACGTATTAAAGCCAAAAGAAGGAGATATACTTTTATTTAGATATAAAACAATTGACGGAGAACCAATAGCTACGGACGAAGAACTTTCAGATTTTCATAATCGTGTTAGGAAAATATTCAAAGGAGACGTAATTACTGTACCAGATTATATAAATATAGATTTGGTAGATAAAAAATTCTTAGAAGATTCAATAAAAGTTATGCAAGAAATGTTAGATAGAATATAATAAAAATAATTAATAAAAAAGGAGAATGATAATATGATGAAAGTAAAATTAATTGGGAAATATGGAAATGTAGAAGAAGTTATAGCTATGGCAGGTAAATTATGTTATAGTCCTGTAGGTATAGACGAATTAGAAGAAGGTTTAACAGAAGATAAAATACAAGGTTTTATAAAAAGATTAATAGATATGGGACATGAGTCTCCATTAGAACATTGTAGTTTTTCATTTGCAGTGGAAGGTGTTAGTAGAGCTTTAACTCATCAATTAGTAAGACATAGAATAGCATCTTACAGTCAACAATCTCAAAGATATGTTAAGGAAGAAGAAGGTAAATTTGAATTTATAACTCCTAGCATAATTAAAGAAATGGGAGAAGATTATGTTAAAGAATACGAAAATGATATGCACTCAATTCATGCTATGTACTTAAAATGGCAAAAAAATATAAAACAATATGTTGAAGAAAATGATTATCCTACTTATGGCATGAATTCAACTAAAGTGGCTAATGAAAATGCAAGATATGTTTTACCTAATGCTTCAGAAACTAAAATAATAGTTACAATGAATGTTAGAAGTTTATATAATTTCTTTAGTAAAAGATGTTGTAATAGAGCACAAGAAGAAATTAGAGAACTTGCAGAGAAAATGTTAGAAATATGCAGAGAAGAAGCACCATTGTTATTTAGTAAAATAGGAGCACCTTGTCAATATGGGTCTTGTCCAGAAGGTAAAATGAATTGTGGAAGTCCAAAAAAAAGAGATTAATATAAAAGGAGAATGATATGATTGAAAAAAATGTAATATATAATACAGATTGTTTTTCTCTAATGGAACAAATGGTTGAAGAAAATTTCAAAGTAGATGTTATACTGACTCAAAGTCCTCCCTAACTTATCTAAGGAGGACTACATAAATCTATTTCAACAGTTTGATAAAATATTAGTAGATAATGGAACAATATTAATTGAAATCCCATATAACAGAAAGAAACCAAGTGAAATATTCCAAATAATAAATGAAATAGAAATGAATACAGAATTTCAATTAGGTGACATTATATATTGGAATAAAGTTGGTATTTTACCAGATAATATGAGTTGTAATCAATCAACAAAAAATGTATCACAAATACATTTATTTTGCAGAAAGAATGAATTCAAAACTTACAAGACTAACAAAAAGGTTAAAAGCCACAGAGAGAACGGACAAAAAACATATACTAATATATCTAATATAATTAATGCACCAGTTAGAGACAAAGGAGTTAAAACATTTAATCATCATGTATTTTCAACTGAATTAGTAAAAGAATTATTAAATATGTATGTGAAAAAAAGAGGAATTGTCTTTGACACGTTTTGTGGGACTGGGAGTACATGTTTAGCAACAATTAATGAAAATATTTATTACATTGCAAGTGAAATAGACAAGGAGCAAGTAGAGTATAGCAGAGTCAGAATATTGAAAAAGAAAAAAGAAATAAAGAAGGAGTATTATAAAAATTATAAAAGAAAATAATTAATAAATTTAAAGATAGTATTGACATTAATCATCTTATATGTTATCATTTATATAAGAGGTGATTAATGTGAAAATTATAAATAAAAATAATATTTATAAAGAAAATGAAAAAGAATTTTTCGTACTTAAAACTTTTAAAGATGTAATAGATTTAGGCAATAACAAATATCTTACACACCTATCAGCAGAAGAAATCGGTAGAATGTGGGATAAAGAGGAATTGACATATTACATTCCTACTCAACGTGGAGTGAAATATAAAAAAATTAATAATAAAATAAAAGAAGAAACAATAACAAAACAATCAAACATATTAGAAATGCAGAATTTAATATTAAAAGGGCAACTAGGAACTACTCAATTAACATTCAATGTGCTTAATAATGGTAAAGGATTAATTAATTATAATAAAGATAAAAGAGAACTTTTTATTAAAGGAAGCATAGCTTTATTAGACGGAAATCATAGAGTTAAAGCATGTTACCGAGCTTATAAATCTTCTCAAATACTTGGCGATGAAGAATTAATTAAGAATGTGAAAAATACTATATTTCCAATTATGTTAACTCATTACAGTGATTCTAAAGCCAAGATTGTGTTTTCTCAAATGTCTAAAGGATTAAAAATAAGTAAATCTTTAGCCGAGAGTTTTGACAGCACTAAAGCTAGCAACCGAATCATATTAAGGTTAAATGAACATTCTGTTCTTAAAGGCATGATTGACGTAAGAAAAAATAGCGTAAGCAAAGATGATATGGAACACATAGTAACTTTTAATACCCTAAAAATGGCAATAGATGAATCGTTCCCCTCAATTAAAAATGAATCAGAAGAGAAGGAAATATATATGTTTTTATCTTCATTTTTCAATGAACTATTTTGTTTATTCCCCCACATGAAAGATGGAGAAGGACGTATATTAATTAGAAAAGAATCATTAGAATGTGAAGATATTATGTTCCATGCTTATATATCACTAGCAGAAGATTTATACATGAAGCGAAAATCTGGCAAGTGGAAAGAAGAATTGAAAGCTTTAGAAGAAATAGATTTTTCAAAGTCTAATAGTATTTGGGATTGCATAATTAAAGAAGGAAAAGAAACTTATATCACAATTAACACTAAACAATCAAGAGCATTAATGATAAGGGTGTTTAAACAAGAGTTTTATAGTAATTTATAATTTCATCACCATCTGTAAAAAGGTGGTGATTTTTTATTTAAAAAAGTATTGACAAATTTTTACAATATGGTATACTTATTAATATAGGGCGATGAAAATAATTAATAAAATAATTTTCATCCATAGGTAATTTTTAAGTAAGTTATGTTAATACTGTAATATAAGATATAATAAATTAAAAGGAGGTAATATTATGGAAAAGTTGAGGATGTTAAGTTTATTTAGTGGGATAGGTGCTTTTGAAAAAGCATTGAACAATATAGGTGTTGATTATGAATTGGTTAATTATTGTGAAATAGATAAATTTGCCAGTAAATCTTATAGTATAATACATAACGTATCAGAAGAATTAAATTTAAAAGATATAACAAAAATAAACATATTTGATTTGCCCAAAAATATAGATATTATAACACATGGGTCACCTTGTCAAAGCTTTTCAAGTGTAGGGGCACAAGATGGAGCTGACGAAGGTAGTGGAACAAAAAGTAGTTTGATGTGGAATAGCGTTGAGATAATAAAACATTGTAAACCAAAATATGTTATTTGGGAAAACGTAAGGAATGTGTTACATAAAAAACATATACATAATTTTCAAAAATATATCGACGTATTAGAAGAGATAGGATATACATCTTATTATAAAGTATTAAACGCTATAGATTATGGAATTCCTCAAAATAGAAGACGAATATATTGTATAAGTGTATTAGGTAAACATAAACCTTATGAATTTCCAGAAGAAAAAGAACTTACCATAACATTAAAAGACTTGTTAGAAGAAAATGTAGATAAAAAATATAATTTATTAAAAACAAAAGATTTTTATATAAATAATAGTTTTAAACAGGAACAAAAAGGAAATACATTTAAGTTTAGACCTCATGTTAAAAAGAATGCCAATATAGCATATACTTTAACTACTAAAGCGGGAAGTAGAATGGACGACAATTATATTATTGATATAGATTTACCATATGAATATATAGAATATACTAATAAATTTTTATCAAGTAATGATTTATTAGAAAAAATTAATGAAATAAATAACTATGATATAAGAAGGCTGACACCACTAGAATGTTTTAGATTGATGGGATTTGACGATAAAGATTATTTTAAATTAAAAGAAAATAAAATTAGTGATACTCAACTATATAAACAAGCAGGAAATAGTATAGTTGTTAATGTTTTGGAAGAATTATTTGTAAATTTATTATTAAAAAATAATTAATAAAGGAGGAACAAAATGAGTAAATTAATATTTTGTTATGGTACAATGGGGTCTGGTAAAAGTTTACAACTTCTCACTTGGAAATATAATTATGAAAAAGCAGGGTATAAAGTAATAGTATATAAACCTTCGTTAGATACTAGAAAGAGTTTTAAAACTAATAAAAGGGGAAATACAATTTCTTCAAGGATAGGCTTAGAAACAGAATGTGAGTTAATTGATAAAGATTTTAATTTTACAGATAGTTTTCAACAACAAACTATAATAATGGTCGACGAAGCTCAATTTTTAACACAAAAACAAGTAAGAGAATTATACGAAATCTCTCTTAAATATACAGTAGTTTGCTTCGGATTAAAAACAGACTTTAGACAATGCTTCTTTGAAGGAAGTAAAGCATTATTTGAATTAGCTGACGATATTAGAGAGTTAAAAACAGTTTGTGCATGTGGCAAAAAGGCAACAATAAACGCACGCATAAACGAAAACGGAGAAATACTTCTAGACGGAGAACAAATCGAAATAGGCGGTAATGAAAGATATAAGTCCATGTGTAAACATTGCTTTGAAAAAGAAAAAATAATTAATAAAGGAGAGTAATATTATGGAAAATCAATGCAAAGTAACAGTAGTTGATTGCATACCAGGAGCAGGTAAAACAAGCTGGGCAATCGATTATATGAATACAAACACAAATAAAAAATTTATTTACATTACACCTTATTTAGATGAAATACAAAGAGTGTTAGATGGGTGTGTAGATAGAGCTTTCTATGAACCTAAAACAGACAGAGGTGAAGGTTCTAAATTAAAAGACTTTAACAAATTGTTAAGTCAAGGTAAGAATATCGTATCCACGCATTCACTATTTGCTATGATAGATGAAAGCACTTTGAAATATCTAAAAGAGTATAATTACACTTTAATACTTGACGAGGTATTTAATGTTTTAGAAGAAATAAAAATAACTAAATCAGATAGAGAAATATTGCTTAGAGATAAAGTTGATGTATCTGAAGATGGTAAGTTAACATGGATTGATAAAAATTACAAAGGGACATTATTTAAATATAAAAATGCAATTGAAAAAGGAGATTGTTACATATATGATAATTGCTTTATATTATGGACTTTCCCAGTCTCTATTATGAGAGCTTTAAAGCACACTTATATCTTAACTTATATGTTTACAGGGCAAATACAAAGGTATTATTACGATATGAATAATGTCGAGTATGAATATAAATCAGTGAATAAAATTAATAACAAATATGAAATTGTGGATTATAATAAACATGAAGATTTATCTCATATAAAAGAATTAGTAAATATATGTGACGATAAAAAGTTAAATAAAATAGGTGAAGATAAATATGCGTTAAGTAAATCTTGGTATATGAAACAAGATGAAAGCAAGGGAGATGGATTTGATGTATTAAAAAATAATATACTAAATTATTTTCAACATAAAGTAAAATCAAAAAGTCAAGAAAATATGTGGACTACATTTAAAGATTATAAATCTAAATGTAAAGGTAAAGGATACACTAAAGGTTTCGTAAGCTGTAATGCTAGAGCAACTAATGAATATAGACATAAGAAAAATTTAGCATATATAGTAAACATATTCAATAATCCAATGATATTAAAATTCTTTAGGAGTAAAGACGTTAAAGTCGATGAGAATACATTTGCATTATCAGAATTGATTCAATGGATATTTAGGTCACAGTTAAGAGATGGAAAGAAAATTAATATTTATATACCATCTAAAAGAATGAGAAATTTATTAGAAAATTGGTTACAACAATAATTAAGATAAAAAGCAACAAAATTAAAAATACACTTTTAAAATAATACGATAAAATTATGATATTTCAATATTAAAAATAGTTATCTCTTATAAAAAAGTATTATATAGGGAGCTATTCGTCAAGAGTTTAATTTAAAACCGATTAAACTCTTTCCTCTTCACTTTTTCATTTATTCATTACATTCATAAATTCAAAGTGACAATAATAAAAATTCAAATTCATAGGTAATTTTTACTCATTAATTGTTAATATATTAAATATAAGGGGTGATGTAAATTGGATGTAATACAAAGGAATAAAACAGAAACAATAGATACAATACATGATTTATTAAATTGCTGGAAATTTAATATAGAAAGTGAATATTGTAATTTAATTGATTTAACAAATATAATTCTAGTTGTATCAGATAGAAATATAGATATTATGTTAGATAAGTTATTGACTGCTATTAATACATTTGAAACATCATTATCGTATGATAAAATTAAATGTAAAGATTTTTATTTAGTTGTATTAAAATTTTATTTTGATAATTTAGATATAAACATACATTTACAATTTAGAGTAATATCATATGAGAAATATTTAGAATTAACATATCATTTAAAGTATAGCTGTGTATTATTTGATATGAATTATAATAAATTCAAAGAGATTGATTTAGATAAGGCAAAGAAAATAATCAATAAAGAACCAGAAAATATGTTTATTGATTATGGTGTTATTAATTTATATTAAAGGAGGAGATATTATGGAGAAAACATTTCAAGAGGTAATGAATACAATTAAAGAAGGTGAAACATGGATTAATAAATATGATGATAGAAGATTGGCGAAAATAGAAAAATCTTCAAATGTTATACATTTTAAATTTAATGGTGAGTTTGAAAAAATTGGTGTAATGTTAGATGACATATTTGTATTAGACAAGAAAAAATATACTTTTGAGGAGGCTATGAAAGCCTTAAAAGAAGGGAAAGAGATAGAAAGCTGTTATAGTGAAATAAAGTATGTAATGTCCCCCAAAGGGAATGAAAATGTACATTATTTTGATACAGAATATAATAAATGGAATGAGTGTAGTATGTTTAGTCTTAAAGAAATATTCGGTGTTTGGTATATAAATAATTAAATTTATAGGTAATTTTTATAAAAGTTTTGTTAATATAGTAATATGAAGGAGGTGATAATATGAATGATAGAACTGGTGAAAAGAATATAAATAACTTCGGAAGTGAGATGATAATTATTAATTATAGGAAGGCTATAGATATAGACGTTTATTTTCCTCAATATGATTGGACGGTTAAAAATAAAGCATATAGAAATTTTAAAAAAGGTGAAATAAAATGTCCTTATGAGAGAAGTATATATGGAGTGGGGTATTTAGGGGAAGGTAAATATAAAGTAAGTAAAAATAGTAAGGCTACAAAATGTTATGATGTTTGGCACGATATGCTAAAAAGATGTTATTCTGATAAATTCCATAAAAGAAATCCGACTTACATTGGATGCGAAGTTTGTGATGAATGGCATAACTTTCAGAATTTCGCTAAATGGTATTATGAAAATTATTATGAAGTAGAAGGGGAAAGGATGCATTTGGACAAAGATATATTAGTTAAAGGTAATAAAATTTATAGTCCAGAAACTTGTATTTTTGTGCCACATACAATCAATAGTTTATTTACTAAATGTGATAAATCAAGAGGTGATTCTCTGATAGGAACAACTCCTGTAAATGGTAAATATGTAATACGTTGTAATATGATTAATCCAGAAACAGGAAAATCGAAATGTGAATATTTAGGCTATTATGAAACTCAAAAGAAAGGATTTGAAATATATAAATATTATAAAGAAAAGAATATTAAAGAAGTAGCAGATTATTACTTTGACTTAATACCTAAAAGGCTATATGACGGTATGTATTCTTATGAAGTTGAAATAACAGATTAAAAATAATTAATAAAGGAGTGGTTATATGATAACTAATTTAATTTCAAAACAAATATGGGAAGATAGATATAGAAAAAACAATGAATCTTTCAATGAGTCTATAGAAAGAGTGGCAAAATATGTGAGTACTAATGAAAAAGAATGTGAAGAATTTAAAAAAATTATGTTAGAAGGATTATTTTATCCTGCTGGAAGAACTATGAGTAATTCTGGTATAGGGAAAACATTGACTCTTAATAATTGTTTTACTTTAAATTTAGTACCAGATTCCATGGAAGGAATATTTGATTATGTTAAATACGGTGCTATAACACAAAAAGCAGGTGGAGGAACAGGGTACAATTTTAGTTTATTGAGACCTAACGGTACACCTACTTCAAATGACGCTGTAGCGAGTGGTGTAGTTAGTTTTATGAATGCATTTGATAGTCAAACTCATACCGTCCTACAAGGAAGTCGTAGAGGAGCTAATATGGGTTGTTTATGCATTTATCATCCAGATATATATGATTTTTTAGAATCAAAATCATGGGACGAAGGACGATTGACTCATTTTAATTTATCAGTTTTAGTAGATGATAATTTTATGAAGGCTGTAGAAAATAATCAAAAAATATATTTAAGATACCCTTGTATGAGTGATTACGGTGAAATAATTAATGAAGAGTCAAAATGGAAAACAAAAAAAGAAGTTAATGCTAAAGAACTGTGGGATTTGATTATAACAAAAGCTTATAACACAGGTGAATACGGAGTTTTATATTATGACAACATGAATAAAAATAACAATCTTTATTACATGGAAAATATAGTAACTACCAACCCATGTTTTACAGGAGATATGAAACTATTAACACAAGATGGTTATAAAACATTGGAAGAATTATGTAATACAGAACCTTTAATTTATAGTTATGACGGTGAGATAACAAAAGGAAAAGTATGGTGTAATGGAGAAAAAGATACAATTAAATTAAAATTTTCAAATGGAAAAGAAATAACTTGTACTCCAGACCATAGATTTATGACAATAGACGGAGAAGAATGTAAAGCTAAAGATTTAAAAAGTAAAAAAATTATGCCAAAAATATATAAAACAATCAAAGATGACGATTTATATATTAAATTAGGATTTATACAAGGTGATGGACAGTTAAGTAGATTAAATAGTGAATCACATGAAGGCATTGAAGTTAATATAGGTGAGAAAGATGGTGACGTAAGATATCTATTTGAAAATGACAAGTATACTGTGAAATCATATAGAGAAATATATTTACAAGGATATAATGATTTACTGAAAAAATTTCAATTCTCACAAGAAATTTTACCAAATAGAGCAATGCCTAAAGCTTATAATGAATGGGATTTAAATCAAAAGGCAAACTTTTTACAAGGTTGTTTTTCAGCCAATGGGTGTGTTAATTCAAATAAAAGGGTAAGTTATAAAACAACTTGTAAAGAATTTGCCACAGAACTTATAAATACCTTAGAAAAAGATTTTGGAATAACAGCAAATTTAACAATAAATAAAAAACATATGGTAGAATTTAAAAATGGAGAATATGAATGTAGAGAAAGTTATGATGTAAATATAAATAAATATGATGACATATTAATATTTGCACAATTTATAGGGTTTTATCAAACTTATAAAAAAATAAAACTTAATAAATTAATAAAATCAAGAGTACCTTATGTAAGAAGTATTAAAGATAATGGTAAAAAATTAGTATATGATTTTACAGAACCTAAAAATCATTGGGGCATAATAGAAGGATATGTTGCACATAACTGTGCTGAATATATTAGTGGAATATTATATGACGATGAAGGAATTAAAAAAGATTATATGGGTGCTTGTAATTTAGGGAGTTTATTTTTACACAATTTTGTAATTGCCCCATTTACAAAAGATGCGAAAATGGATTACGATAAATTACAAAAGGTTATAAACGTCGCAGTTAGAATGTTGGATAATATAATAGATATTAACAATTATCCTTTAAAACAATTTGAAAATTATCAAAAAAATATAAGAACTATTGGTTTAGGAATAACAGGATTAGCCGATACGTTTGCAATGTTAAATATGAGATACGGGAGTGAAGAATCGATAAAATTTACAGATGAATTGATGAATTTTATATCTTTAAATGCTTACGATACAAGCTGTGATTTAGCCAAAGAAAAAGGTTCATTTAATTTTTTAGACAAAAATAAATTCGTTGAAAGTAATTTTATAAGAAAACATATTGAAAAATATCCAGAATGGGAAAAAATAAAAGATAAAATTTTATTTTATGGTATACGTAATGGGAGATTGATAAGTGTAGCTCCTGCTGGGACTCTTTCTCTTTCATATGGTAATAACTGTTCTTCTTCATTAGAACCTATATTTAGTTTAGAATATGACAGACAAATAAAAATAGGTGGGCAGGACGACGAAAATATAGAAATTTTTAAAATGAGAGACTATGTTTATGAAAAATGGTTAGAATTTAATTCTGAAGAAAATATAGTTGATAAAAATAAATTTGTTACAGCTATGGAATTATCAGTTGATGACCACGTTAACATATTAAGCACAGTGTCTTATCATGTTGATATGAGTTGTAGTAAAACAATTAATATTCCTACTGAATATTCATTTGAAGATACTAAAGATGTTTACACTAAATGTTGGAAAAATGGTATAAGTGGTTGTACTATATTTAGACCTAATGAAATAAGAAAAGGTATATTAACAATAGATAACGAAAAAGATAATAAAGAAAAGGAACAATTATTAAGAGGTGAATGGGAAAAAAGACCAGAATCAATAATTGAAATTCGTAGAAAAATAAAAAGTGGTTGTGGTTCTATGACTTTACATATAGGAATTATACCTACAGAAAAGAGAATATTTGATTTTTATGTTACCAATTCATCTAAAGGTGGATGTGCTTTAGGGATACAAAATTTAGCTATAGCAATGAGTCATGATTTAAGAATAGGAGGTAATTTAAAATCATTAGAAAAATCATTTAAGGGTGCTGGAACTTGTCCTAGTTATGTTAGAGCCAAAGGCAAAGGTATAGAAGTTTCAAAAGGAAATAGCTGTGGTGCATCAATATTATATTGTTTGCTTGATGTAGAAAATGATTTACAAGAAGAAGTATTAAAAGAATTAGTAGATTTAAATTATTACAATCATGATAAGCAAAAAGAAATCGAAGAAAACGCATTAACTAAAGAAGATTTAGATTATATAAAAGAATATGGAGAAACTGCATTTGCAAGTAGATATCATAAATGTCCAGAGTGTGGTGAAGAATTATCAACTGTGGGGTCTTGTTTACAATGTAAATGTGGATTCTCAAAATGTTAGGAGGTGATAATATGTATGGTATATTAGAAACATTAGAAAAACAATTATCAAAATTAATGATGATTAAATTATTTGGATAATATGCTATATAGGTTAAGGGTTAAAAATAATTAATAAATTTGGGGTGAATAGTATGGAAAGAGAAATTGAGGGGTTTAAAAATTATTTTATTACAGATGACGGAAGAGTTATATCTAAAGTTAAATCTAAGTATAAAGAATTATGTCAATGAATAGATGATGTAGGATATAAACAAGTCATATTAAGAAAAAATAAAAAGAGATGCTATAAAAGAGTACATATTTTGGTTGCTGAAGCATTTGTTAAAGGTAAATCAGAAAATAATAATATGGTCAATCATATTGACGGGAATAAATTAAACAACAATGTTGAGAATTTAGAATGGACTTCAAATAAAAAGAATACTCAACATGCATACGATAATAATCTTTATAAAAGTACATATAGATGCGAGGTTAAGGTAACACATAAAATAACAGGAGAAACATATATTTTTAAATCTATACGTTCATGTGCAGAACAGTTACAATTAAATAGAAAAACTATAACTTCAATACTGAAAGGACAAAAGAAAAATAATTACGATTATGAATTTGAATATATAAATTAAAAATAATTAATAAACATAGGTAATTTTTAAGTAAGTCATGTTAATACAATAATATAAGGAAGGAGGTGATAAAAGTTGAATGAATTTTATGAATTATTTTATATGAAAACAAATATAAATTTAGAGGAATATGACTTGACAACTAAAATAGAAGCCGTTTATGATGGAAATTCTTTATTCACAAAAGAAATGAGAGTTACACCAATTGGTATGCTTATAAATGAACATGGGGACAAGACAGAAACATATTATGAAGTGTTAAAAGAGTTAGAACGTATTGTGTTAAATTCACAAATAAATGATTTTAGAATAGATAAAGTTGTAATATATAACAATTATGCTTGCTTACCTTTAATTATAAAAAGGAATAACGAAGAAGTTATACAAATATTATACGAATTTACAAAAAAATAAAATATTAATAAAAATAATAAATTTTAAGGAGATGATGTTGTTATGGTAATGTTATTCATAGATTCAAAAATAAATCACTTACAAGAAGTGATAGGAGAGAGAGTTAGTTTGGATTTTGATAGTATGACAGGTGAATTATATATTAATGCATTACAAACAGGAAAATATATCAAATTATCATCTAATATAAATATAAATAATGAAGGTAGATATGTAATAATTTCAGATAATGATAATAACAGTTTATTTATAATGAAAGATTTAAACGAAGAATAAATAGGAGGTATGTTATGGGAGACGATTTCAATTTAGCTTTAGATAGTTTGTATGAAGCATTAAGGACTGTAAAATGTAAAGATTGTATCTTTGACGAAACATGTAATATGCGTAGCTGTTCTGGGGCTGAATGTTTATGTGATATAATATCAATTTTTAAATTTATTAATGATGAATACGGAAAATAATTAATAAATTTGTGGTGAATAGGTAATTTTTAAATAACTAACGCTAATACAGTAATATAAGGAAGGAGGTGATAAAATATACTCTAAATAAAATATTAATAAAAATAACAAATTTTAAGGAGATGATATTTAATGAACAAATTTAATGTTGGTGATAAAGTTAGAATAAAAGGAGATTTGAGTAAATGCGAATTTGGATGTAATTGTTATATGGAAGGGTTTGTAGATAAAGAGGCAATTGTAACAAGTACTTTTGGTAAAGGTATAATAAAGTTAGATATAGATGAACAAGTCTGGGATTGGTCAGAAAATGTATTAGAATTAATAAAAGAGAATGATAATATGAATACGAAAATAGAAGAGAACAAAGTAAATGAATCAGATTTGAAAGATTCTGAAATATCTAAAGAAATTGAAGATGATGTTGTTAATCATCCATCACATTATACAGATGGCAACATAGAAGTTATGGATTTTATAGAAGATAAACAATTAAATTTTGCTAGAGGAAACGTAATAAAATATGTGTCCCGAGCAGGAAAAAAAGACCCAAATAAAGAACTCGAAGACCTTCAAAAAGGATTTTGGTATTTAAATAGAGAGATAGAAAGACTTAAAAAATTGCAAGACAAAAATAAATAAGTTTTTAATAATCTAAAAAGAAAGGAAGTGATTCTTATACCAAATAAAAGTAATAAAATAGGTGCTAAATTTGAAAATAGATTAACAAAACAATTTGAAAAATATAGAAAAGAAGGAAAGGCTTATATATTTAAGATTCCAACTGAATTTACTGTATTAAGAAAAGGAGCTAAAATTATATCGGCTTTTCCTAAGAAACAATCACCTTGTCTAGATTACATAGGTATATTACCTAATGGAAAAAGCATAGTATTTGAGGCTAAAACAACAGCTAATAAAACTTCATTTCCTCTTTCAAATATAAAAGACTATCAATACGATTTAATTGATGAGATTCAAAACTATGCAAATAATGTATTCTTTATAATAGAATTTAGAGAATTTAAAGAAGTGTATTTGGTGAGTGGGCTAGCAATCAAAAAGTTTAAAGAAAATAACAAGCGTAAAAGTATACCGTATAAAGAGTTCAAAAATATAGGTATATTAATGAATGATTTAGATGTGTTAAAATATATAAATTATTAATAAAGGAGAGATGTAATATGAATTTTAATATAGGTGATAAAGTAAGAATAAGAGAGGATTTAAATGAATATAATTTTCATGATATAATTCCAGAGATGTTAAAATATAGAGGGAAGGAATTTGAAATAATAGATATACGTTATAATGCTATCTTTGGTAAATGTTATGTGTTAAACGATGTTGATTATTTTTGGTATGGAGATGCGTTAGAATTAGTAAATGAATCAGAAATTAAAATATTAGGTGTAGATTATACAACAAATACATTAAAAATAGAGGAAAGTGTCTCACAAAAGGTAAGGGGATTTGAAATTGTGTCTGATGAATTTAGAAAACATCCAAATGTAGATATAAGAATACCTACACGTGCCACTAGTGAATCAGCAGGATATGATATATCAACTCCAATAGATATTAAAATACCACCTCATGGTATATCCGAAGCAATACAAACAGATATCAAAGCATATATGTTATATAATGAATATTTGGAAATAGTACCTAGAAGTATCATTGGATTTAAAAAAGGATTAATGTTAGTAAATACATGTGGAATTATAGATAGTGATTATTATGGTAATCCAGATAATGATGGGAATATAGGGCTTAAATTTAAAAATTTAACAGATAAAACAGTAGAATTAAAAGCAGGAGAAAGAATTTTGCAAGGGATATTCAAGAAATATTTATTAGCAGATGAAGATAATTGTAATATAATTAGAAAGAGTGGGATTGGTTCGTCGGGTACTAAATAAAAATAATTAATAAATTTTATGACGGATAGGTAATTTCTTTATACTATCCGTTAATATATAAGTATAGAAAGGACGTGATAAAATGAATAGATATGAAATATTACATACATTAACATTAGAACAATTAGCAAAAGTATTAGGTGAATATAAATTATGTAATATATGTAAATACCAATCAGATAATAAGTGTCTAAGTATTTCACATAAAGAAAGTAATTGTTATGAAGGTATAAAATTATTTTTAAAGGAGGAGGATTAATATGAGAAACATAATAGATGTTTTAAAACCTATATTGGTCGGTGCTATTCCATTAGGATTTACTGTAGGACTTATTTTATTTGCTTTATATAATGAATATGGTTGGATTTTATTAAGCATTATTTTATTTTTAACAGTAAGTTTTACAATAGGTAAAACAATTATAGATGATTGGAATAAATTTTATAAAAAGGAGGCTAAATAATATGTTTAGTATAGGAGATTTAGTTAAATTAATAATAACAGAGGAAGAATTAAATAAAATATTAAAAGATAACAAAGATTTGGAAAATGAAATCATGGAATGTTACAATGTAAAGATAGGAATAATAGTTGATAAATTTTTACCAAGTAAATTCATTTCAGAAAATTATTATTGTTTAGATACAAATAATGATGTTTGTTGGAAAGAGAGTGAATTAGAATTAATAGATTAGGAGGGATAAAGAGTATGAATAAAAATAAAATAAGTATTGCGAGTGCAAATGTATTAACAATAGGTGGAGTTGGAGCTATGTTAGCAATAGCAGGATTAAGTTTACCAGTTAGTGGAGTTGTAATGGCATATACAGTAGCAGGTTGTTATTATTTATCTAAAAAGGAAGGAAATAGATAATGAAAATTTTAATTAACTTTATATTGTTAATAATTTTGTCATATGCATTAAAACAATCTTTCACATTAGTAAAACCATATAGACATATAATGATTAGTGTTATAATGTTATCAGTTATATTAGTTATGTTTAATTCGTTTGATTTATTATTTTAGGGAGGATATATTATGAAAATGAATAAAAAAGAATTACAACAGTTTGATACTTATGTAGAAGAACTAGGAAGAGGACTTAAAAATACAATATTATGGGAATCTACGGATAAATACTTGAGATTACAATGTGAATATAAGTATGACAGTTTTCTTGTTAATTATATTGAAAGGTATATGGGGATACAATACGAAGATGTCAAAGACGATATGAAATTAAAGTCAAGATTTGATAAAATTTTATTTCCAGTATTAAAAGATATGAGAGAAGAGTTAAAAGCTGAACACGAAGAAAGAATAAAAGAAGAAAGAAAAAGAGCAAGAGAAAAAGAAATGAAAAAGAGCAAGAGAAAAAGAAATGAAAAAAGGACATAAAAGAAAGAAATAGTCCAAAAAATAAAAAAGTTGGGATAGATGTTAATTTCAAACACCTATCCCTTTATTAATGCTTATTTTTACAGGTATAAACTATCAATGAAGAATTTCAAACGCCTTAGAATTGATTCTATGAGGTCAAAAATTTTGTAATACTAGGAAATTTTATATATATTTTACAAACTCAACGTAATCTTCATAAATATAATATCCAACTTTAGTTTTTAACCATTTACCTTCTTTTGCAACTATAGTTACAGCAGTTCCTTTATTAAGCTTACATACTATTTCAGAATTAGTGGTGGGTTCTTTTCTTCCATTTAATACATCTGCTGTAGTTCTTATTATATATTGTTTAAATGCTTCCGTTTCTGCTTTTACAAATTTAGTATATGCTAAAGATATCCAACCATTCTTATCTTTTACATAGCCCCAATTGTTTTCTATTTTAGATATTACTACTTGTTCACCTTTATTAAGAGAACCTACTTTAGTATAACTAGCATTTGCTCCATTTCTTACGTTTAATACATCTGCTGTTACTTCGTATATGCCTACTTTATATTCATTATCTTCGGTTGTATCTACTATAGGAGCAGTTGTTGTAGATGAAGAACCATATTTATATGCTTTTAATAATGGATAAAAATTGTTTTCAAATGCTTTTTTAGTATTTCCGAATCCCATAAAGTTAGTACCTGGACAAGTCTTTCTTGATTTACCAGGATAATAATTCCATAAACAAGTACCCCCACTTGTAAACCATGCGTGTGGTCTTATATATGTAGAAGTTTTAGGTATACTAAATTTTTCTGCTAATAATGCAAAAACAAATATAACAGCTTTTCTTTGTTCTTTTGTCATTATATCTTGTCCTTTATCAAAGTTACCATATATTTCCACGCATATCGCATTACTATTCCAACCTGCTATACCTATAGGTGTACTATTTAAGTTTCTACCAGTTGTTATTTTTCCATTAGGAAATATAGAAAAATGTTGTGCTATATAATGTCCATAACCGTCAGAACTATGCCAAGTTTGTTTTCCATATGCATCTAAAGCTAAAGTTCTACCTAATTCTCTATTATCTCCATATACTCTTTTATCCGTATTATTCCAAGTTGAATAATCGGGCAATGCCATATGGTGGACTTGTAATCTAGTTATTTTTCTAGTTGGATGTTGTTTATCTAACCATTCTTTGAATTCTTTTTCAGTTTCTAATAATGTGAATCCATTTTGTGTTTTCATTATCAATCAACTCCTTTATAAAATAAAAAGAGAGCAGATAAAATCCACTCTCTTTTGGGTTTGGTTTATATTTAAAATATAAGAAATTATAAATTAATCTTACTTATAATTTAAATAGTAGTATTATAAAATAATTAATAAAGTTTTTGGAATATAATTTTGACAAAATTTATCCTTACTTCATTATAATACTTTACATCTCATTTTACAATATTTATTTTTTGTCTTTATTGATTAAATTTCTATAAGCTTCATACAATCCTGTACTTGCTAATCCTGTAATTAAACCACTTAAAATTACATTAAAATCATAACTTTGAGCGTTAACTATTGCAACAAGCATACCTACAATTCCCATAATTAAAGGTATATATCTATTTGGTATTTTAGGTATTGAAGTTTTAATTATATATCCAATCGCCAAACAAAATAACATCACACCACCATTTATTAAACTCATGTATAAATCTAAATCAATCATTATTTTTCACCTTCTCTTTCATGTTGTTTTATATCTCTAATATCCAATTTTAAATCATCCATATCATGTTTTAAATCGTCAATTTTAACATTTGTATCTCTTACTTCATTACTTATTCCTTTTATGGTCAATGAGAATTCATTTACAGTTTTATGAAATTCTTCTACTGAAGTTTTATATAAGTCTCTATTTTGATTAGCCTCGTTTAAAACTTGTTGTATTAAAATCCATACTAATATTACAAAAACACCCATTGCACCATAATTACTTAACACCTCCAATAAATCCATTATTAGCACCACCTTTCTTTATTAATTATTTATTATAAGGCTATAGTTATTTCAATATATGGTCGAGTACTACCCGTACCACTAAAATATCCATAATCTGTAACTGCGAATCCAGCTGGTGCTAACAGTCTAAAACCATCAATAGTACCATTTTGGATAGATTGTATTGCTGTGCTATTTAGTGTTAATGTTAAAGTTCCTCCTTTATTAAAATGAGTATTGCTACAATATTGAGTAGAATTAACATTACTCATTGAAAAACTTGTCGGTCTGTAAGTGCTCATATTAGTTGCTCCACTTATTATAGTGTTTAATCCTGCATAATAATACGAATGTAAATTAGTTAATTTTAATTTTACGCTTGTTATTGTTCCTAGCTGTCTAGCTTGTTCAAATAAACTTTTAAAACATATTATTCCTAAATAATTAAAATTAGGATAATAACCTTGATATATTCTATCTCTTCTATCGTCATTGAAATTATCCGTAAATGTTCCAGTTGTACTAGAGCCACGATAACTTCCACTCCAATCAGCATAACCTTTTACAATATATGGTGAAGATGGAGTTGAACCTCCACCTCCAGAAGAGCCATTGTTTAAATCTATTCTTTCCATACCATTAAAAGTTTTTTTATAAACAGGACAAATTTCCATACCATTAGAAGTTTTTCTATAGATAAGTATGTTATTTAATGAACCATTTTTATTAATGTATATACCACTCATAAAAGTCCCTCCTAATTAATATTTGAAATTTGCGAATCTGTTAAAACTGAATCATATACTTTAATGTACTCATAATCGGAATAACTATTTGTAGCATTGTATAAGTATCTTAATGATGAAGCTCTTGTTGTATAAGTTCCTTCATATTTAGTGTCGCCTACATTTAAAGTTAATTGTTTCTTAGTAGAATCACATCTCATAACTAAAATTATTTCTCCTGTAGCAACTTTACCTGTTACATTATCACCATTAATTATAGCTTGGTAAACTGTGCTTGAAGGCATTATATTACAAGCCATATTATCAGTCCAATTTCCTGTTCCTGCTCCTAAAGTCACAATGTTATCACCAGAAGATACTACACTTGCATTTGTAGGATTAACTAATATTTTAGCCACCAATGTATAACTATTTAGATTTAATGAGCTAACATTGCATAAGAAATATTTATTTCCATTAAATCTAACTCTACCATTAACCTTTTGCACAGTTCCATTAATTGTAGCTGATTTATCTCCTACTAAATCCACCCATTTACTTGCTCCACTTGTAAAATTAGATGCATTTAATTCAAATACAGGATTAGGAACGGTTGTAGTAGTTGTCAATGTAGCACTTGCTGTTATTATTACATTACCAGTAACTTTAGATATGTTAATTGTATTATTTGCCACTGAAGTAGAGGTTATATTTGTTCCACCCATTGTAACTATTATAGAATTAATAGTATATCCATTATAAGCTGTTAATTTTGCACTATATGATTTATTTTTTTCTATACTTGTCATATCATTGTTTGTAATTACATTAGTTAAGTTATTTGAAATAACATATTTATTAGTACTTGGAGTAGTACTTCCTCCACTAGAAATTCCATCTATTTTTATTAATATGTCATTTACCCTAGCGTCTGAGGGAAATTCTGAACCTGTATAAATTCTGATTCCATTTATTTCAATACAACCTAATGCTAATCTACTATTATTGATTTCTCCATTTTTCTTCATTTCAAATTGAGAATTGTCAACATTGTAATCTATTTTTCCTTCAACTGAAACATTTATATCTCCGTTAACATCTAATCTATCTGTTACATTTTTTACCGAATTAACTTCGTTTATATCAGCTTTGTTAACATAAGCCTTATCAAATCTATATTCTTCTGAACCTAAACTAGAACTTATTCCTCTTTCATAAGGTATTAAGCCTTCTTTAGTTGTACGAATAGCTCTAGTTTCATTACCATCTTCAGTAATCATACCTTTGTAACCGTCTATCTCTTTAACTAATAAACCTTTTGTTTCATTTATTTTTTCAATGTAATTATTATGTGTATGATTTATATCGGCATATTTTTTATCACAATTATTTTTAAAATCTGTTAGAGTAGTTTTAACACTATCTTGTAAATCTTTTATATCTTTTTCACTAGCAAATCCATCAAAATCGATATTGTTATTGTCCATAATTATTTCAACTAACCATGTACCTATATAACTTAATCTACATTTATAATAACCTCTAGCAAGTCTATAAACATAATCTTTTTCTGCACTTCTAAATGTTGCATAAATTACTTCTGATGTGTTTATGTATAGTATAAATTCATTATGGAAATCTATACTAGGAAATTTTATAACTAAATCATTGTCTGTAGTTACACTTTGATATCTATCTAAAGATAAACTTATTTCTCCATTTACAGGAAGTTTATTTACAACTAAATTATCTAATGAATAATATAAAGCATCTTCTATCTTATTCATTTTTTGTGCTGTTATAGTGTCTTTATCATGCCATGTGGTTTTATTATATCTTTTATTTACATCAAATATTTCTATAGAATCTCCTATAGTTATATGAGAGTTTCCTATACCTCCTTGATTTATTCCACTTGAAGTATCTTCTGAATAATCAATTATAGGATTTACATGAAATTGATTATAAACTATAGGTAAATGGATTTCACTGTTATCTTTACCGAATAATTTTATTTGAAAATTATAATCTCCTATTTCTACAACTTCATCAACTATATCTTCTGTAACTTTTAAAATTATTTCGTTAATATCCACTGCTGTTTTAGGAAGAACTACTTTAGTTTTATTAGGTTTTTCTAATGTTATTTGAGAATAACTAGCACCTTCTATACCTTCACCATTGGAAAATTTATAAGGAAAACCATCAACAGTAAAATAAAGCACTATATCTTTATCTTTTTTACTTAAAAATATATCTCTGTCTAATGTTGCTTTACCACTTTTTATTTTTATATTAAATTTACCGTACATAAAATCACCTCCTATTTACCAAAACAAGTTAAAAATACCGTAAAGCTACCTTCTAATTTTATCTTTGAATCCAAATGTCTTAATCCTATTTTTACTTTATCTTTTCCAGACGGAATAGCTACAACATTTAGATTGCTATAAATATATTTTGTAGATTCACAACTACAAGCCACTGTGAGAATCACATTAGGAAATGATTTTTTTAATGTAATTTCCTGTGTTATATTTTCCGAACTCCCATCAGCAGTTAATGAAATAGTCATACATTCTACTATCATTCCATTTATGTTATTATAAATATAATCATCACCTAATGTAACTGAACTTGAATTATCTCCAACTGCAGTTGTTCCTAATGATTTCCATGCACCATCAATTTTTCCTAATATTGATAAATTCATTAAATCACCTCCTAAAATCCATTTTTGTGATTAGCTCTTACATATGTTGGATAATCGAAATAGCAAGTATCAAAATCTACGTCTACTCCACCGTAACCACTTAATTTCTTATATCCACCTTGCCATAACTTAACATCAGTTCTAGTCCAAGTACAAGCTGAACTCCATTGAGCCACCCATATGTGGTCAGTATATTTTACATTATTCCAATTTACATAACTTGTTGCCCATGAGTTATTAGTATAAATTCCTGCCATATATCCTGCATCATTTATTATTTGACAAAAAGCGTTCATACAATTTGTCAATACGGTTTTGCCAGGATTCCCTAATTTATCAACTAAGTCATTTTCTTGGTCGAAGAATATTGGGAATTCAAATGTTTGAGAATACTTATTTAATTGTTGAACCACCCAATTTGCTTCTATTTTAACTTTTTCAACTGTATTTGCATATGAGAAAAAATACACACCTACAGGTATTTTGTTTTCAATACATCCTTTTAAATATTCTTCAAATTTAGGGTCTATTATAGGTTGTCCACCTTTTCTGCTACCATAACCTATTCTAAGTATTGCAAAGTTAGTTTCGCCATAAGTTTTAATTTTAGCGAAGTCAAGATTTCCTTGATATTTAGATATATCTACACCCATACAAGGCACTGTAAATCCTGTATTGCCACCTACTTCTCCCGTTCCTCCTGCATCAACTGTTATAGTGGATATAGTTACATATGAGGGATTAGCATTTATATACCCTATACTATTATTGTAACTTACTTTAACCCATGAAGTATTTGTATAGGTTTCAAGTATTGGTAATGTATATCCATTAGGTATAGCTCCTAATACTGGATATTTTACACCCATACCACTTCTAACGTTTAAAGCATTACAAATTACTTTTGCAACTTTAGTAGTAGAAGATAATAATAATCCCACATACGCTTTACCTGTATTTTCTCCTATTGCAGTAGCAGTAGGTTGGTCTTTACAGTTTATAGCGAATACGGGAAGACTGTGTGAAGAACTTAATCCTAAAGCATCCTTACTTATTGTTCCTGTTATTTGGAATACCTTACCATCTATATCTTTTCCAGTGTCTGCAAATTTAACATATTGTCCAACATATCTTTGGTCGGTAGTTAAACATACATTTTTATCTGGATATTTATCACTTGTAAATTCTGAATCTATATAATAACCCATTATAGTTGAGTCTAAAGTTAAATTAGATACCCATACAGTTTTATCTTCAGCAGGTGGTTTTACAGGTGTTGGATTACTCGGAACATCTTTACCGTCGTCGTCATCGTCTTTAGGTTCTTCATAAATTCTTATCCATAATTTATATTTTGGGTCATTAGGAATATCTTTACCAATATATATTTCTTCTTCTGTAAAATGTTCAAACATATATTTAAATATATCATTAAGAGAATCAAATTTAGTTCCTTCAATTAAACCTTCTTTATAACTGCATAATTCTTTTCTCATAGTTTCAATTAATTCATCTTTAGTCATATCGTTATTATCTAATAAAGCTCCTATGCCTTTTACTTCATACGCAACTTTAATTTCCGTATCTAATTCTTCAAAAGAAGAAATTATCAAACATTCTCTTTCTTCGTCATATTCTGGTTCTACTCCGTTTATTTTTTTAAACCCATATCTTTTCATTAAATCTTCATTTGTATTAAAATTAGTAATTAAAACTCCATTACTTGCTCCATAGTTTACTGGAGCAAAAACCAATTTTCCATTGATAATTTTACCGTACATATTATTCCTCCTTTTATATTACATATTTTGAAAATGTTATTGAAGATAAATAATAAAGTCTATTTAATGTCACGTTTTCACTACAATAAAAGCTAAAATCAATAGTATCTCCTGTTTCCATGTAAACCACATCATCACCACTTAAAGTTAAGAAATTAGATGTACCTCCATAACCACCAGCTATTCTTGATTTTATTTCATCATTAACGTTATATTGTAAATAACAATACGTTGTTGCTGAACAATTATCCACATGAATATTACACCCTATTCTATAATATCCACTTTCTTTTATTTTAATTTTGTTAGTGGTTGAATCAAAGTTTTCATCTAAATCAGTAACCTTAGTAAATTTAAGTTTTGTTACAGTAGAATTTGTTATAGCTTGGTCTTCTAATAGATTTAATTTTATAAATGATTTTATCCAATTATAGTCTGATTTATCTGTTTCATTTAACCCGTTTACTAAAGTTCTACTATTGTCAATGTTCCCATTACCTTGATAGAAAAAATCATTACCAAATATACTAAATCCTTCGTGGTATTTATCTGTTGATAAAGCAAATCTTTGTAATCCTGTGTTATTATATAAACCACTATAAACTTTATTACCTATTATGGTTACACCTTTCATTGGAGCATCTTTAAAAGCACTTTCATATGCATTTACATATATTCCATCAAATTTTCCATAATTAGCAGGAATATTGGCATTGTCATATATCTTATTACCTACTATTTCTGCGAAAGCTCCCTCAATAAATATACCATTTTGAGCATTACCTTCTATTTGTGAATTCCATACTTGGACGCAAACTGCATTTATATCAATCCAAAGACCATTACTCATGTTTCCCCAACAAGTAACATCTCTTATTGATGAGGATGGAGATTTTATATAAATACCTGGATTTTGATTTGAACCATAATCACCCTGCAACACATGCATATCTTCACAATATTCGCTTATATAAAGTCCATATCCTCCACAACCTAAAGCTCTACAATTAATTATATTTGTTGTATTACTTCTAAATGAAGTATTCCCATCGATGTAAATACCTGTACCTTTACAATATGTTGCATATACATTTCTAAAAACACTGTGCACTGAAGAACCAATATATAAACCTATAGTAGTACCGTTGTTATCTTTATTACCATCCAATCTAATATTGTCAATAATAGTTCTGTAATTATTTGTACTATGAGGTAAACGAATCATTTCAGTTAAGTTGGCATTATCTGAAGCTTTTATTGAACCACCCCAACCGTTACCCATGTAAGTTCTATTTGGTTTCAACTCTATTGTTTTATGTATTTCTATATCACCTTTTGGTAATAATATAATATCTCCAACATTTGAGCTGTTAATTGCTCTTTGTATTCTTTCGGAATCAGATATATCACTAGATAATTTATCACCACAAACTATAGCTATCTTTGATAAATCTGATTCAGACGTTGTAATATTGTTCCATTTGTTTTTTTCAGCATCAGTAACAAACCTGTGTGTTGAGTCCTCTGTAATCATTGTGGCTGGATGAGAAACTGGATGGGTGTAAGTTGTTTCATTTTTCCATTCTACGTCATATCCTGTATTTGATTTTTTAGCCAATATTTGACCTGTTTTACCACCACTAGGTAAGCCACCACTGCCAGTACCTTTATTTCTATTAACTTCATTAATAGCTCCTATTATGTCTTTACTCGAAGTTTCTAATGTTCCTTCTCCTATAGTATCTTTGAGTCTTTGATTTATGTATAATTTTAAAGATTCTACTATTCTTTTTAAATTTGTACTTAAATTATTCATTTACAACATAATCCTTTCCTAACGTACTCGATATTATATCTTTATAATCTTGATAAGTTACATCTAAATCTGTAGAATCAGAAGTTTGACCTATATACACATCTCCACAAATGTGGGCATCTCCAAACCACATTTCATCAATATATGTTAATTTTATTTCAACTAATGTATCCTTTATTATATCTGGTTTAGTTTTCCATCTAATTGCAGGGAATATTATTACCAAATTATCGGTTGCAGGTCTTATGTATAAATGTAATTCAGCAAATCCATCAATAGAAGGGAGTATTATTACATTAATATCATTACAAACTAAATATTGATATTTGTCTCCAGTAAGAGTTAATTTTTCATCTTCAGCAGTTATTTTTACTAAATTGTCTGGAACGTATTCTTTTATAGATTTAACTTTATTAAATCTATATAGTTTAAAATAATCTTCATCAAAGCAACATAAACCGTATGTATAAGTATCTGTATTACTTGTTATGTATGCATAATTTCTATTACCATCTAAATATATTATTTCAGTACTAGAATTAAAATCTTTTGCCCAACCTTTTAATATATAAGAACCTTTACTTAATTCTGATATTATTATAGGTGTATCTTCTGTACCCTTTTTAATTGTATAGCCTTTACTTTCTTCTAATTCTATTAATTTTGTTTTATGTTGTAATATTTCATCTCTGATTTCGCTAGTTGCTTGTTCTAATTTATTCAATTTAGAATCGGTAATTACATCTCCAGATATCCAAATAGTTCTATTATAAGACCCATCGTCATTGAAAGTTTTTAATTCTTTTCCATATTTAGCAACTTTTGTGTTGTCTATTGCTGTTCCGTCAACTGTTCCATAAGATAAATCGTCATCGTCCACTTCACATTCTTCAACTGACATTATAAAATAAGGTAATTTTATTCTTCCACCTTTATCATCATAAATTCTAATATGAACATGATAATTTCCTATTTCGTCAATTTGATTCATTATTTCATTATTGATTGTAAATAATATTTTATTATCTATAATAGGTACTATATCTGATTTTATTTGTTTTTTTAAAGGACTAACTAATACTATATCAGATAACAAATAATTAGAACTTAAATCTAAATAATCAGTATCCATCAATTTGAAATATATATCTATACCTTTATCGTGTTGAAATATTGATAGCTGACGATTTAAAATACTCTTTTGTTTATTAATAATTATTGAATATTCTTTCTTCATCTATTTACTCCTTTCTAAACATTTGTATTATTTTCAAGAGCATCTAATCTTGATTCTATGTTAGATAATCTTGAATTTATATTTCCTATTTTAGAATTTAAATCATTAACTTGATTTTGAACTTCTAAGATTTTATCATTTAATCTTTTTTCAATTTGTTGTAAATTAACTTCACTTGTTGCTGAATTAATTAAATTTATACAGTTTAACATTTGTGAGTTCAATTTATTTCTAGCTTCCCTATATAATGCTAATCTTATATTAAATTCTTTTCTCTCGTCTTTATTAAAAATTAAATCTTTCATATCTACTCGTATTGAATTAATGAAATTTGTATGTTTTGTTTTAAAATCATCAAAATATTCTTTTAATAATTGTTTATTATTATTGCCTAACTTCTCATTATTATAGTAAGATTGATAACTAGCTTCTATTTTAGAAACGTAATTAACCATTCCATTTGCTAAAGCGTCCAATGAATTATATTGTGCCACCGTTAATTTTCCATCCACGTTTAGCAACGAATTAGTTATAGGTAACATGTCATTACTGTACTTTTGATTCGCATCAAAGTATCCTTGAATAGTTTGTTGTTCTTTAGCGAATGAATTAATTAGTGAAGCCTGTAATTCATTCATATTACTAGATAAATCATCTATTCTAGCATTTGTATTATAAACTTCATCTGATATAGTACTTGAAGCTCCTAATGTTTTTTCGCCTTCTGAACCTATAGACAATATTGTACTACATGAATCTTTAAAAGAGGATAATGTTATCAATATCGTAGTTATATTAGATGTTATGGAAGAAATATCTGCTAATGTTATATTTTCTTCACTGCCCTCTGTGATAATTTTAATTTCTACAATTAAATCAGCCAGCATTTTTTGCAAAGATAGTTGATATTCTAAAAAAGATGTTGTGTCTACGTCATTAGAATCTTCTGCCATCATATCAATTAAAGCGTCACTGTATCCTAGCATTTCTTCAAATTTATTATTGATTATGTCAAGTCTATAATTAACATCTGCTTTTTCAGCTGAATTAAATGTCTCGTCTGATAATCTATCTATTAATACAGTCTTTAAATCTATCATTAAAGAATTGGAATTTATTATTGCTGTATTTAATAATTCTTTAATTTGTTCAAATGATAAGTTTTCTTGATATTCTTTTGATAAACTTTCTATATTATTTTGAGTAATTTCTAATTGTTTTTTATAAAATTTATTGTTCTCATTCACATTCTGAAGTTTCTCTGCTATCGACTTTTTGTCATACCCATCAAATAACATATCTAATAAATCTGTCGTAGTTGTTACTCCTATGCCCTCTATGTTTTTAATTATAAATATTAAATTTTCCTCTTCATCTAATTTATTATTTGAACTTACTAAATCAGAAGTTTCTATCTTCCAATAAACATATTTATTACTGGTGTATATATTATTTATTGGATATAATTTTTCTGAATATTTAATAACTAAATCTTTAATATAAATATATTTTTGTGTGGGGCTATTATTTTCAATCGCCATTTTTTCACCTTCTTTTAAAGAGGGATGTTATACCCTCTTTATTGATTATTTTAACTATTTAATATTGTCCAATAAATAGTATTTCTAATGTTTTTGTCTGTATCATAGAATTTAGTGAAATTAATTAATACGCCATCTCCATTATTCATATAATTTTTAAATGCTGTTTTAAATCTTGACAAACTACCATTATTGTATGCTATTTTGTAAGTGTCAGTAAAACTGTAATTTTTGATATTACTTGTACCCCATTTAATTACATAACCATCTAAACGTTTTGGATTAGTCCAATTTGAAGTACAGGCTTGTATAGT